AGCTTATATCCCCATAAATAAATTTAGGGGCTTTACGCTCGCATTTGGTAAAAAAGGATATTGTCCAGAAGAAGGAAGGTCTTGTGGAAATGCTCCTACTTTATCGTTCTTAAAAGAATTTGTAAATGTATTAAATATTTAAATATTAAAATTGGAGAGTGATAATTATAGAAAATAAAATTGAACGTGGTAAATCCACGACTGGTAAAATTACTCACTTAAGTGCATCAACGATTATGAGCATGAAAACTTGTGGCAGACAAGTTTATTTTAGAAAAATATTAGGCAAGGAAAATAGCACACAATATTCAAAAACAATCTTTGGTTTAGCAATCCATTCTGCTTTAGAATATTGGGGAAAATGTAAAATTGAGAATAAACCTGTTATTTTAAAAGAAGTGATTGATAAATTTAACGAATATTTCGACAATCATTATAAAGAAATAACTGTTTGGGGAACTGATACTTATGAACAACTTAGAGAGCAAGGAGCAGTTGCATTAGATTTATTCTTTAAAACATTTAAAGATATTAAACCAGCTAAAGTAGAATGTCAATTTTTAATTGACAGAGGGAAAAATAAGCTTCCTGTATTGGGATATATTGACCTTCTAACCGAAGATGATTGCATTTACGATTATAAGCTTGGTAAACGTGCTACTACTGCAAAATATATTGGAAACATGAGTATTTACGCATGGCACTATTTGCTTGAAACAGGAGCTTTCCCAAAAGAAGTAGCTACTATTGCTGTTAAATGGAGAACAAAAAACAAACAAGATTATGTAGCAGGTTGGGAAAAGCATATTATTCCTGTAGACATGAATTATATTAAATACATTGAGAGTGAATGTAATGACACTGAAAAAATGATTGACGCAAATGTGTTTAACCGAGCTGAAGCTGGCTGTGGTTTATGTAAAAATTGCGGTTATCGTGAAGAATGTGGAGTGGTAATTTTATAATGGGAAGTATATTATTTGTATTTATATTAATAATCTTAGGTATATGTTTTTGTAATAGACATAAGGAGTAAAAAATGAAACTAAAAAAACATTCAAAAAAAGTTATGGCAATTATAATGTCAGTCATGATTGGTTCTACAGCTTTAACAGGCTGTGGAAACCAACCTGAAGTTACTGAAACAGCCAATGGAAATGTAATAGTAACAACTCATGAATCTAGTTTTTTTGATACCATGATGGGAGCTGTAGCTGGTACAATGCTTGGCAATATGATTGGCAATGCTATTTGGGGAAGCAGTTTTTCTGAAAAATATAACTCTAGTAGTACAAAAAGTAGCACTTCTACAAAAACTACTACTAAAGAAACTAAACCAGACACAAAAAATAATGTAAAAGATGTAAAAAATAATGTTGCACCAACAGAAAAGAAAGAAGAAAAAAGCAGTTCTTCTACTGTTGCTCCTGTACCTAAAGCAAGCAATGGAGCAACAAATATTACAACACCAAAATCTACAACACCTAGTATTGGTACAAATAAAAGTGTATCTACAGGAAAAACAGGAATTGGCAGTGCAGGTGCAAGAGGAGGAGCAAGTAGCTAATGAAACTAGGAATGAATATACCTTTTAAAACACAAGCAAAAACAGAAGTAAAAGTTGCTAAAAACAATTGGGTTGATGATATTGATAGAGATATTATCCCTTATATTAAAGAACCAGAATGGAAATATAGCTATCCAACTAAAACAGCAATTTCTATTTCAGAAGAAGAAAAAGAATATGTTGAACATCAAGCGAGAATTATATTTAATGCCATGAATAAAACAGTTAAATGTGTTCGCAATTTACCAGAATTTGAAAAGTTTAACTTTATTGCTTCTAAATTTGATTGCACTGCACATTTGGCTCGTATGGATTTTGTAAAAGATGTAAGTGGTGAATTTCAATTAATTGAAATAAATGCAGATACTCCTTGTGCAATTCCAGAAACATTTTATGGTAATTTTGTATATAATTCCGATTGGGACTATGCTGAAAATATTAATTGGAATTTAGCCGAAACGTTCGGGAGATTAGGAGATTATAGAAAGAGTTTTTATGTATTTGCAGCTAATAAAGAATATCAAGAAGATTGGTATAACGCTAAATATTTATATGAAAATTTTAAAACGTGCTATACAGATGCTAATACCGCTCTTGTTCCATTAAGTGAATTAGAAGTTTTTGATGATGGTGTTTTTTATGATAATAAAAAAATAGATGTTTTATATAGATTGCACCCTGTAGAAATGCTTATGGAAGATGTATCTGATGACGGATATCCAGTAGGCAGAAAACTTATAGAATTGCATAATGAAGGTAAAGTAGTTTTGGTAAATTCTCCTGAAGCAATTATTATGCAAGACAAAAGATTATTTGCAATGATGACAAATTTTGATAATAGCTTTGGATTTTATACAGAAGAAGAATTCCAAGCTATAGACCGTATGATGCCATATACTACAACAGATAAACAACAAAAAATATCTGACAAAGTTATAGTCAAACCTATTTATGGTAGAGAAGGCTTGGGTATTACTATTATTGATGATTATAATAGTACAAAAATAGACAATAGTCATGATGAATATATATATCAAGAGTTTATTGAACAACCAACAGTTAAAGCAGAAACAGTTGAAGGTGATAAATTAACTGGATATGTAACATATAGTGTGTTCCTTTTAAATGGAGAGCCTACAGCATGGTATGCACGATTTAGTCCAAAAGAAATTTGTGATGAAGAAGCATTATGGATTCCTATTGAGTTTAAATAAATTGAGTTTAAATAAAGGTGAGTATTATGGAACAAACACAGTTTTATATAGTGAACGTTAAAGTAAAAGAAGGATTTATTATTGATGGCAATAAAAATCGCTTATACGAAAAAGGTGATGTGTTTAGCTATCGAACAGGTCGCAAACCTAAAATAACTAATGGATTTTTAATTGAATTTCCTGATAAACATATTGTCTTTGTTGATGAAAATGATTGTTTAAAAAGAATGATAAATAAGGCAAAGTCGAAGAAGTATGTGAATTTACTCGCTAAACAATCCCGTTTACAAAGAACTATAGATAAGACAAAGGAACATGGTACGTTTTTACCAAGACTTGTCTTTAATAAAGAAGGTTCTTCATTTTGGAATTATTTAGACAAACTAGGGGAGGAAAGCTCAAATTGAAAGAAAAATATTATGTACCTGCTAATGCTATTGTAGAAGCTAAACAAGTTGAAGAAAGAACTGAAGTAAAAACACCTAACGGCATTATGACTGCTAATGTAGGTGATTGGATTTTGACTGATAGCAATAAAAAACACTCTATAATTAGCAATGAAATTTTTCAAGAGCTATATTATGTTGCTCAAGTGAGAGCTAAAGAAGAAAATAAATTTAAAAAAATGTTAAAAATGATTAAGGGGTAACAATATGAAACAAAATGAACACGAAAAACTCACAATTAAAGTAAATGGCAAATATGTAGAAGTTGAAGATATAAATGGTATTACAGCAACAGCAAAATGTAATCCTATTGATAAGTTTGATATTCACGTTGGAATTGGTATTGCATTAGAACGCTTAAAAGAAGCACAAGGAAAAGCTAAATTTAGACCTTATGTATGTGGTAATTGCTCGTCCCCACATTATAAAAATAGTTTTTATGGTTATGTTGGGGACGAAACTGATTTAAAAGATGAATTTGGTGAAGAATTATTAGTAGGAGATACAGTTAAAGTAAAATATAAAAATAGTTATTATCCTGCATATTATTCTACAATATGTAAAGAAGGAATAAAAACTTGTGTAATGGGGTTTGGTTCTTGTTTTGCTAGAGATGACCTGATTCTTGTAAAAATACCACGTCAAAAGAAAACAGAATGGTGTACTTTAATTGAAACATATGAAGAAATGAAAGGTAAATAATGGATATTTTAATTGATTTTATGATTAATCTTGCAATTATTTCGGGCTGTTTATGTTCAATAGGTTTATTTATATCAATGATGGTACAGTCTATAAAAGATATGTTTAGATATTAATTTAAGGTGAAGAAATGGAAATATTAGAATTAATTTTTATGACAAGCATAGCAATAATATGTGTTTGTGGAGCAATATTTACTCTTGGTCTTACAGTATGGTTTCTTAAAGAATTAATTAAAGATTTATTTTGATAGCGAGGTGAAAAAATGGAAGAACATTATGATGAACATTATAAAAGTGAGCATCAACCAATAGAAGTTATGCAAGCTAATATGACTAATGATGAGCTTATAGGTTTTTTAAGAGGTAATATTATTAAATATGCACTTCGATTTGGCAGAAAAGATGATACACAAAAAGAAGCTGCTAAAATAAAACGATATGCAGAATGGTTAGTAGTAGCTGTAAATGGTGAAACAATAAATCCTAGAGAATAAGGAGTGATGTGAATGGAAGAAACTAAATATTATGTATTTGATTGTGATACAGATTTATATAAGTTATCTCAAAAAATAAACAAAATTTTTAAAGAAGTAAAAGAAAAACGACCTTTATCAATAATTATTGTACAATATGGATATGCTGAAATATGTGTAGATGATAATATAGGTTGTTCGTTAGATATAAACGGATTAGCTCTTGATTTTGAAACAAGTTGCATTTCGTTCGATACAAAAAATAAAGTGTTATCTTTAGCTGTAACATTTTATGAAAATGATTGTCCTGTAATTAAAGTTAAAATTATTGATAAGGGGTAATAGGTTGAAAGAACCTGTTACTCCTACAAAGGAGATGTTGGGTAGAGAGCTACAATTAATATTGCCAATAGGAAAGTCTGTAAACCATTGTTATATAACCACTAGAAATGGAATAAAAATATTGAATAAAGAAGCTAAGCAGTGGTTTAAAACAGTAGAACAGATTATAAAACAAGAAGTGCTTATTCAAGGTTGGTCTAAAACAGAATTAACAAAGATTGTTGCAGAAGCTAAAGTTTATTGGAAAGATTATAGGACAAGAGATACAAATAATCTGGACAAAAATTTATGTGATGCACTAGAAGGAATTGTTTTAGACAATGACTGTTATTTGCTTATAAGATGGATTGATTGGGAAGTGGATAAAAACAATCCTCGAATAGAGTTAAAAATAAGAGTTTTTAATCCTAAAAAAGATAAATGGATTTTTTTTAACAGAACCTCTTGCAGGTAGGTATTTCTCTGTTAATATAGAAAATGTAGCGGATAGGAAAAAGAAAGAAGGTTGATAATTATTAATAAAAAATGGTATGAAAACATGGTATCTAAAGAAATATTGAAAAGAAAATATTTCAAAGAAAATGAAGATTTTGAAGGTTTTGTAAATAGGGTATGCAGTATATTTTCCAGAAACCAAAATGAAATCAAGCAGGCTTTGATTGATGGGGATTTTTTTCCTGCTGGTAGAATTTTAAATTCTGCTGGATTGGAAAAAGACAATATTAGTGCAACACCAATGAACTGCTATGTACTACCTTCACCAGAAGATAATATTGAAAGCATCTATAAAACACAAGCTGAAATGGCTAAAACATTTAGTCGAGGTGGTGGCTGTGGAATAAATATTTCCAATTTGCGACCAAAAGATGCTAAAGTAAATAACACCGCTAAAACAACAACTGGTGCGGTTTCTTTCTTAGAGTTATTTAATACAACTGGCAGTATTATTGGTCAAAATGGACGTAGAAGCGCAATAATGATTGGATTAAATTGTTCCCACCCTGATATTGAAGAATTTCTCCATATCAAGGAAACAAACCATAAGTTAGAGCATATGAATATTTCTATTTTATTTACAGATGAATTTATGCAAGCTGTACGAGATGGAAAAGATTATACTTGCTCGTTTTTTGTGCCAGAAACAGGCGAAAAAATTGAAAAAACAATTAATGCTAAAGAGTTTTTCAAAAGATTTTGTAAAGTTAATTGGAACTATGGCGACCCTGGAGTCATGTTTATTGATACAATTAGAAATAAAAATCTGTTATCTGGATATGATGATTATAAGATTGAAATATCTAATCCTTGCAGTGAATTTCTTGGTAGTGCATATACAGCTTGTTGCTTAGGCTCTATCAATCTTTATAATTGTGTGGATAATAAATTTTCTCCAAACGCTGAATTTAATTTTGAGAAATTTAATAACTTAGTAAGTATTGGGGTAGATGCTTTAAACCAAGTTTTAGATTATGGCAGGGATAAACAGCCACTAGAAGCAAATAAAAAAGCCATTGATGATTGGAGAAATATTGGATTAGGTTTCTTTGGATTAGCAGACGCTTTAGTTGCTTTAGGCATTAGGTATGGCTCAAAAGAAGCACAAGCATTATTATATTCAATATCCAAGATTATGATGTTAAAAGCTTTAGATAGCAGTTGGAATTTAGCTGCATTGCAAGGAACTTTTAAAAAATATAATTGGGAAAAAACAAAGAAAAGTAAAATAATTAGTAATTTAAAAGGAACATTATTGGGTAACTCTCTATATGAAGGAATCAAAGAAGATGGTCTAGCTAATGGCTCTTTAATTAGTATTGCTCCAACAGGAACAATTTCTTTATTAGCTGGTGGTTTTTCTGGTGGCATTGAGCCAATGTTTAAGGTGTCATATGAACGAACTACTCATACATTAGAAGGGAAAGGCGAAACCTTTAGAGTATTCCCAACTTCTATTAAAGAGTTATTAGAATATCACAATTTACCACTAACACTTACAAATGAAGAAATTAAAGAAAAGTTCTCTCATATTGTAGAAGCAGATGAAATTCCTTATGTAGAAAGAATAGGTATGCAAGCTTCAACTCAAAGACCGATTGATAATGCTATTAGTTCTACAATTAATTTGCCTGAAAGTGCTACACCAGAAGATATTTTTAATATCTATATGATGGCATGGGAAGCAGGATTAAAAGGGACTACAGTATTTAGAGATGGTTGTATGCGTTTATCCATATTAAATCCTAAGAAAAAATCAGAAGATTTTGATAATAATTTTGGAGAAATTGTACCTATGAAAAGAGAAGAAACTGGTAGTCTACCATCATTAACTTATAAAAAGCAATCTGCTTGCTCTAAATTGTACCCTACAATTACTTTTAAAGATGGCAAACCTTTTGAAGTATTTGCAAGTGTTACAGGTGGTTGTAGTGCTAATATTGCAACAATAGTTCGTTTATCTTCACTGGCTTTACGTTGTGGAGTTAAACCAGAAAAATTAATAGAAGAACTAAAAGAACAAAAATGCCCTGCTTGCAAAACGTTAAGAGGACAAGGCAGAAAAAATATTTCTCTCTCCTGCGGTAATGCTATTGCTGAAAGTTTACAAGAAGCTATTGCTGAATTTAATGGTGATTTTAAAGAAAAAACAAATATTAAGCAACCTAAACAAACAGTTGAAGTACACAAAGAAAGAGTACGTAAAAAATGCCCTGAATGTGGTGCTGAAATTCGTGCTGAAGGAAACTGTATTTCTTGTACTCAATGCTCATGGAGTAAGTGTGAATAAAAATAGGGGAGATTTGCTCCCCTATAAATAAATAAGGAGTGATATATTTTGTGGTTAAAACATTTAAAAACTGAAGTAGATGTTGATGATAAAGTAATGTTTTATGTTGGTATTGTAACTAAATATTTAAAAAGAGGAACTATCACAGGCTTTAAAAAAGGATATGTTCAGATTAGAGGGGAAAATGGTTATCCTTACCCTTATGTATTACCTGAAGATATCACAATGCTTTTGACAGAAAATAGTAATAACCGCTATCAAGAAAATTATACAGCATCTTCTTATGACGATTATAATGATGAAGATTACTATAATAACAGCCCATGTGTTAATGCTTATGATGATGACTATGATAATAGCGTAAATAATGATAACTCTTATAGTTCTAGTAACTATGATAGTTATAGCAGTTCTAATGATTCTAGTTTTGATTGCTCTAGTAGCAACGATTGGTAAGGAGAATGTAAATGAAAAATTTTGTATCAGATATTTTATTATTATTGACTTTAGCTATCGGAATTGTATTGTATATTCCGTTAATAATTATTGCAGTAGCTTTTGCTGTACCTCTTATGTTTTTGTTTGGAATTGCGTTATTACTCAATCCTAAACAAAGAGAAAAAATTAATATTCATTTAAATCTTAAAGAAGGACAGCAATGATTTATATATGTATATTATTTGGAATTTATCTGCTTATATTTGCATTATGTAAAACATCAAAAAGAGCAGATGAAAGAATTGAAAACATGAATAAAAATAGTACCAAAAAATAAATTATTAAGGAGATTATATGAGAAAATTTGAAAGAATTAAAGGTAGTACAGCAGACTTTCCACAAAGAGCAACAGAAAAATCTGCTGGATATGACATTAAATCATATGAAGCGACTGTAATTAATCCTATGGAATGTAAAAACATTCCTACAGGATTAAAAGTTAAACTAAATAAAGATGAATATTTACAATTAGTCGCAAGAAGCTCTTTATATAAAAAATATAATTGCATTATTCCGGGTGGTTTTGGAGTAATTGACGCTGATTACTATGATAATACAGACAATGAAGGGCATTTTATGATACCTTTACTTAATTTATCTAATACACCAGTTTTTATTCCATTTGGTGAACGCATTGCACAAGGGATTTTTGTAAAATATTTAAAAACTAATGATGATTTACCAGTTTTACAAGTCCGCAAAGGAGGATTTGGTTCTACAGACGTATGATGTATCATTATTTTTTAGTTGATTTTAACAACGAAGGGTATATGTATAGAGTTGGAATTATGAGTGAGAAAGAGAACCCAATTCCAGAAATTATGGATTACTTAAAACAAAATTCTAAAGACGTTCTATACGAAACTTCTACAAAAGAAGTAAAAGAAGAATACTTAAAAACAACAAGAACAATCCCTTGTGGTAAAATTTTCTGTACTAAATTTTTATTTGATAAATGTATTAAAGTTAGTAAAGACCATTGGAGTTCAAAATTAAGACGAGATTTAATGAGCAAACAAGATGGGAAGGTGCATTTATCATAAATAACATAGAAAAATTAATTGCTGATTTTGCAGAAGGTAAACTTGATATATTTGCTTTGCAAACAAAATTAAATAATGATATGCAAAGTTTAAATAGAAACCAAGATGCTAGACAAGAAAGATTAATAAATAAACTTAGTCAAGATTATTGTACTATGCGTTCACCAGAAGAAATTTTATGTGAAAAAGAGAAAATGCAAGAGATTATTGATATTTTACAAAGAATAAAAGAAAATATTCCTGCTGACTTATGGTGGATAATGGTTCAAATAGCAGTTAAAAGAAAAACTCAAACAGAATTGGCTAATACACTAAATGTTAATCGCTCAACAGTTTGTCGAAGAGTAAAAAAAGCAGTTGGGTTAGCGTCAAGGATTATAACTATACAAGAATATAATGAGTGTTTTAGATACTGATTATATTATAATCCGCTAAAAGATAACAGAATATTCATTCAATTAATAGGAAAGAGGTTTTATTTTTGGACGTAGTATCTCACCCATATATATATTACTTAGCTCAAGTTATAGGGAGTACAAAGTTCTTAACAGGCGGTTGTTCATTGTTATGTTTTATCTCAGCACTATGGTCATTAACGTCAATAATTGATATTAAAAAAGTAATGGAATATAATACAGTATTTAAAAACGAAAATGTAAATATAGAAAAAATAATAGAAAGAAACGATAAAAAAAGCGTAAAAACATTTAAATATAACATTACAGGGGTAATTTTAGTGCTTGTAACATTACTTATTCCTAGTAGCGAAACAGCTTATTATATATTACTTAATTTATAAAGGAGATTGATTTCTATTGTTGATAAATAATATTATTAATCATACGAAAAATATAGTAGAACATAAAAAATGGGTGTTCCATTATGCCTGTAAAGCAGGAATACCAATTCAAGGCTTAACGCACGATTTAAGTAAATTCTCACCAACAGAATTTATTGAAGCTATTCAATATTATAAAGAAGGAATAAGTCCTTTGAAAGAAAGCAAACGAATAAATGGATATTCATTAGCTAAATTACATCATTGCCATCATAATAAGCACCATTATGAATATTGGCAAGATGAGTTTGATAAAGGCGGAAAACCACTAATAATGCCATTTAACTATGCTTTAGAATTAATTTGTGATTATTTGGCTGCTGGTAGAATTTATTTTAAAGATGATTTTAGCTATAAAGTTGAATATAAATGGTTTTTAGAACATAAATATAACAATAAATCTATAGCCATGCATCCATTGATTTTAGAGTTTTTAAAAGAAATGTTTAGTCTTATGGCTGAATACAACTCTAGTAAAATTTTAACCGACCATCATTTTGTAAAAAGATTATATACATCAATTACTACTAATAATAAAGGAGAATGATAAAATATGGATTTAGCTTTATGTAAACAGGAAAAATTTAATGGTGTGCTTGTAGATTTTTATAGAGATGAAAATAATGATGTTTTCATGACAAGAGAACAAATTGGTAGAGCATTAGAATATAAAAACCCAAACGATTCTATTAGAACAATTCATAGAAGAAACAAAGAACGTTTAAATAAATTTGCAGTATCGTTCAAATTGAACGGTACTGATGGTAAAAAATATGATACAACTGTATATAATTCTCGTGGTGTTTATGAGATTTGTCGCTACAGTAAGCAACCAAAAGCAAATGCGTTTTATGATTGGGTATATGAGGTATTAGAAACAATTCGTATTACAGGTTCATATACTGTACCTAGATATAATTTACCAACTAGCTATAAAGAAGCTGTACAAGCTTTATTAGAACAAATTGAAATTAATGAAAAAACACAGGAAGAGTTAAATAAAGCTAAACCTAAAGCTGAATTTGCAGATGCCATTACACAATGCAAAACAAATTTACCTATTGGAACATTTGCAAAAATTGTGTACAGAAAGACTGGCATTGGCAGAAATAAATTATTTGATTGGTTGAGAGATAGAGAATTATTAATGTCTATCCCTAGCGAATATAACCAGCCTACACAAAAAGCTATTAGATTAGGATTATTTGAAACAAAAGAAAGTATTGCAAGTGAACGTGATATTGTGGTTAAAGTAGCTATTACACCAAAAGGACAACTATATGTATATAATATGTTAACTCAATATGAAGATACTATTGTTGCATTAAAAGATAAACATTTAATTGCATAAGAATATAAAAATAAGGACTAGCCTAAATGGTTAGTCCTTTTGTTTTTAATATATACTTCTCTCTATTCTGTCAAACTTATCATCAATAAATCTTAATGACGCTTTATATTCTCCTCGTGGAGTATATCTTTTTATGATGAATAAACTATAATTACGTACACAATAAATATAGAAATATTCCCAATCTGATGTACCTGCCGTACCTTGATTATCATAATGAACAGTACCTATGCTATGTAAAAACTCATCTTCTTTTTTCACAGCATCCATTAATTCATTATAATCATTAAATTTTTGTAAAACTGTATAACGAACAGACATACCTTCATCATTAAATGTTAAAGTTTCAAGAGTTTTTATATCATTATTATAATAAAAACATGATATTTCATCATATCCATTACTATCCGTTGATGTTTTGTATACAATATTTGGATTATTTTGTGCAAATATAAAATATGTTTGAAAAAGCATATCATGATCTTCTCCTAATAGTGAACTAAATTTTCCATAATAAGCTGCACTGACTGGCGAAGAATACATAAATAATACTAATACAAGAGTAAACAATAATGAAAAAATTTTTTTCATAACAACACCTCAATAAAATTATATATAAGATATTATTCGTTATTTATTTAATTTCTCCTGTTTTATATCTTGAATAATTTCCTGTTCAGCTTTTTCACGAGCTTTAATAGCATCTATTTCATGAATAAATGTCCCTAAATAAACACGTTTGCCATCTTTATTAATATATGCAAGATATCTTTTTACACTTTTACTGAAGCAAACTCCTTTTCTTTTACTTGTTTTATTATCTTTATTAGGGGAAGATTTAGTATAACGTGATATTAAGTCTTTATCCTTGTATTCTTTTCTTTCTTCAGGACTCGCATTTTTATAAAATTCTCTCATTTTATCTTGTCCTTGTTTATAAGATTTTCTGTACAAACAACCGCAAGAACGAGTATGTTTCAACAAAAGACAAGAAGTGGTAACAACAATAGTGTTACCACATTTGCATTTACATAGCCATGAGGACTTGCCTGCTTTTTCTAAAACAGTAAGATTGCCAAATTGTTCATTCATTAAATCCACATTCATTTTATACCTCTGTATTATTTATAACTTTTTTCTCAAACAACCACATGATTTTACTTCACCCTTAAGAAGAGTTGGTTTAAATACTATTTTCCCATTACCACAATCACATTGACAATAAACTCTGCTACTACCTAATTCCTTTAGTACAGTAAGTTTACCAAATTTTTTACCAACAATGTTATTGCGAACATTTTTTGATTTTCTTAAACAGCCACACGATTTTGTGTGTCCATTAATAACATTTCCTTTTACAATGTCTATTATATTGCCACAATCACATTGACAACGTAATTTTTTCTTATTTCTTCCCTTACCATCTATAAAAGGAATTTCTTCTAATATAGTTAAATTATTAAATTTTTTGCCAATTAAATCATTAATATTATTAATAGGTTTTTGTTTAGTCGGTTTATGTGAACATTCTTTATCTCCACAATATTTTTTTTGACCTAAAATAATATTATATTTTTTGGCTTCTATAACATTACCACAATCACACTTTGCGATAACTCTACCATTACCAATTTCTTTGATAATAGTTAAATTATTAAATTTTTTGCCAACATATGATACAATCATTTTTTTCTTAGCTGATTCTCTTGAGGATAATATTTTATTTCTACGTAAACAGCCACAAGATTTAGTTCCTCCATTGATTACAGTAGATTTTGCCAATATTTTTTCATTGCCACAATCACATTTACAAAGAACTTTATTTTTACCTAGCTCTTCTATCACAGTGAGCATATTAAATTTTTTGCCAACATAAGATTTACGAACTCTTACTTTTGTTTTTTGTGTTAAATCTATATTATTTTCCATATTAATATTCCTTATAATCTATTGATTGTAAATAGTCTAGCCATTTATATCCATCACCATATAAAAATATAGATTTCATATATAATCCATCAGCACAAAGAACTTCCAAAAAAACATTATTAAGTTCTTTATAATGATAATCATTAAGAATATCTTTAAATGTTGTTTTATCAATTTTTCTTCTATTTCTTAATGTTCTTGTTCTTACATTTACTTTTGGTGAAACACCAATTTCCATAGAACATTCTTTGCCAAGCATTATAGCAATTTCTTCTGATAATATCTCATCATGACGACCAGATAAAATTTTATGTTTAGCATCATATATTTGAAGTTGATATAATGCTTCAATGGTAAAGTATCCGCTCATAAAATTGAAATTGTATTGACTATTACCATTATCATAAATCAATAATTGTTTTGTCCCAAAGGTTGTTTCATATATTTTCTTTACATTATGCTCGAAACATTCTTTTATAGAGTTTATATTTTCAAACCAATCTCCTGTTTTTGTTTCAACTGCAAATTTTACATCAATCATATTTTAACCCTCCAATTTTTAACCCTCTAATACGTTTGCTCTTAATTGACAATTTTTAATATCTTTAATTGATAAACCTTTTTGATAGACTTTTGTTATCTCAAGGTCTTTTATTTGGCTAAACTTTACTATTTCATTGTTCGCTAATAAATCTTCTGGTGTAATATTTATTGTGTGCAATTTAAACAAAGAATAGCCATTTAATTTACTGCCATCTTTTAAATAAGCTAATAAATTTACAAAATTATTTAATTTCTCCTCGCTTGCATAAAGCCTTACAATTTTTATGTTAGGTTTCATACTTAATCCTATACCGAAAAAGTTATTAAACACTGTCTGTGTAACATTATTATCTTCTTTAAAGAGTTTATCTAACATACTTAATGTAGATGGTCTAGGTACTCTAAATCCTTGTTCCCAAGCTTGAACAGTTTTAACTGATACTGCTAATTTGTCAGCTAAATTTTTTCTAGTCCAGCCTTTTTCTGTTCTTAATTGTTGTAAATTTTTAATATCCATCTTATATTCCTCCATGTCTTTAACTGCTACTTTGTAGCATCTTATGTTTTAATTATATGCTACTATGTAGCACTTGTCAATACATTTTTTTATAAAATTTTATTTACTTTTTTATAAAAACGTGATATTATATATTTAAAGATAAATATTAACATTGAATGTACGAAAGTTAAATACTTTCATTCCATCTTATTTAATGATAAACCTCAACACGGGGTGTATTTGATTTAAATTTAAATTTTATTTAACTGTAACATTCAATGTATAAAAAAGAAGGCAAAATAAGCCTTCTTTTTTTATTTTAGGTATAATTATATTAACCACTAAAAGAAAACCTCTTAAAAAGGCTAAGATTTTTATGTATATAAACAAAAAAAATGGGAGCTATACTAATAAAGTATAACTCCCATAGTTATTTATAAATAAAATTTATATTTTATTCCAATAGCAACATCATCTTTATCTACATATATCCATGTATTTTTTATATCAACTGTACCAGCTACTTGTCCATCACTGTTAAGACCAATCCCTATACTGTGTTGAGTTTTATCACTCATGTTGTTTTCTAACTTGCTCAATGATTGATTGGCACTCTCCAATGAGTTCGTCAATTTTGTTACTTGCGTCTTGAGAGATTGAATTTGAGATTTCGATTGATTCAATTCTGTCTTGCAAGTCATTAAGTCCTCCTTCGATTGCTGAAGTTGATTGTTCGAGTTGTTCAGTTGTTCCTGCAATATCTGATTTTGTTTCTTCAATTCTGTCAAATTCTGTTCTAATGTCGTTAATTGTGTTTCCGTTATCACATATGTCGCTTCGGAACAATAAGCAGGACAAGAAAATGATAATACAGACCAAAACAGTAATAATGACATAACAAGGGTTAATTTTTTTGAGCCATGTTTTGATTTTTTCATACATAACATCACTCCTTATTGTAATAATTTTTGACCTCGATACCAATTAGCTTTGCCACGTAAAACATCTCCACCACGAGTCCCATCAGTAGCATAAGGATTATAATGTGAGCTTTCTGGTGTACCTAAATATTCACAATCCCAACGTTCAACAGTTGTTTTTACCCCATAAGGTTCATGACAATAAACACCATCTTCATTATCGCCAGCTTCACCATGAGTTAAGACTCGTTTTTTATCAATGGTTAAATCTAAAGCGTCAGCTAAAACGCAAATACATTGACTCATTACTTCAACTTGCTGAGCTGTAATAGGATTAGTTCCTAAACCACTATTAGTAGTAGCATCAAAACAGCCTAAAAAACATAAAGCAATAGAGCCACTATTTCGCATATAAGTTGCAGCTAACACTGTATCTAAAGAAACACCTCTAGGAACATAAATAGAACCATCATAATCAATTTGCACATGGTAATCGTCCCAAAATTGAGAATATCGACCAGCAGACCAGTGAATATATAATTTCACATCTCTATTATTTGCTTCAGCTTGATTCCATAAAGAATATTTAACATCTAAAGCCATTTGTTTTAATTCTTGTAATGTAACTTTTTTCATTTGACTTTTACTTAAAACTGTACTCATTGCACATCACCTTTGCCTTTCATATTGTCTTTAATTGTTCTTGCTAGGTATCCTGCAAATGCACCAATAATTGCACTTGCAAGATTTTCCATAGCAAAAAAAATTGATAGAATTAAACCTACACCCAAAAATAAAATAACTAATACCATTTCTAAATCAGCTTTAGAAAAACATGACATTATATTCACCTCTCAATCAGAAGAAAGATGCAATAATAGCAATTATAGGAATGATAAAAGTTGTTATAACTGAACCTAAAAAAATTAAAATTCTAGTTGTATATCTTTTTGAATTTTCTAACGATTTAACACGAGATTCAAGTTCATCAATATCTCGTCTGTGTCTATTTGCCCGTTCTTTTAACATTTTATTATCACTTAATATGCTTTCGTTTAAAGTAGTATTAATTCTAGTAAGCTCTGTTTGCACAGTTTCAACACCATTCATTGTTCTCATAAGTAGTTCTTTTAATATTTCTACACTGTCTTTATCCAATCTATCACCTTCATTCTAAAACAATAGCATCTAAATCTTCTTTAGATTGGCAAGTATTTATTTTTTGTTTAATCTGTTCATACCAAGCATATGACTCAAACTGACTATTTCTAACTACATTATATACATTGGTCATTTGAGTTATATTTAATGAAACTACCCCTTTTGTTTCTGGAGTTAGCCATACTTTATAAAACGTTGTTCCACTTTTTGTTAAATCATTTGATAATCCAATGTAAGCAGCAGTAAAGTTTGTTATATCCTCGCTTGCACAATCAAAACCATAAGTGTTAGTATCATCTATTTTTACCCAACGAATAGCATCTCTTTTTTGTGCAAATAACTCTCCAGCTTTGTTAAGTTTAACTTCTTTTAGTTCATTTAAAGATGGCTCTTGTTCTACTATTATTTTATTTTTATAAACTAATCTAGTAAAATCAGAAAAAACTTCATCACTTTCTACGCAAAACTCATTTCTTGTTTTTAAATCGTCCTTATTTGGTTCATAATCTATACAAGTTATACATTTGTTATTTTCATCAAAAATATACCACATAATTTTTTCACACCTCTACATATAAATTTATTTTACTGCTACTACCAAATATCCTATTCCTATATCACTATATCTATATCCACCACCTGTTATGTTAGATCTTACTGATCCACGAACAATTCCAGTACTCTGATCTACACTTAAAGAGAAATAACCGTTATTTGCAGAAAGACCTATTGATGTTGGGAATACAGCATATTTGCATTGACTTCTAGAATATCCACTAGGTAAAGGTATAACAAAATTATTATATTGCTGAGCGGTACCACTGCCACCACCAATATAAACTTGACTTTTTTTATTAACTGCATTTGTTAAACCACTAACTGTATTTGATAAAGAATTTATTAAACTTTGCACAAATGCTGTTGTAGCAACACGTGTACTATTATCACCCGTTCCTGGAGTAGCACTATACATTGCTCCATTTGCTGTTACATCTCCTGTTGTTTTTATATTCCCGTTTCTATGATTTATTGCTACACGTATAGGTGTACCACTACCACATAAATCTCTAAATCCTGTACTATACCAACTACCAATTAAAAGATTTACTTTATTTTGGCTTATAGCGGTATTTTCATCTACATCTCCTCCACCATATTTTATATGAGCATAACTTCCGATTATGTCTAAGTTATTTGCGTTTGTAGCATTAGATACATTATTTACTGTAGTTGTCGAAGTAGAACCATTTCCTTTTGTTATAGTCAAAGTAGCATTATTAGCGGTTACACCTTTTACATACGTTGTATTAATTGTTTGCCCTACACTATCTTGTGTTGCTTTAGTTGCACTATCTGCACTTGTAGACTTTGTTGCTTTAGCTGCTGTACCAGAAATGTTAATCCCCCATGTTCCACTTGCTTCTGTACCATCTGCAAAAGCTAATTTTTTATACCAGTTAATTTTATTAGCATTTCCTCCACCAACATAAGCCCTAGGAGTTCCATATTCAAGTTGAATAAAACCATGTGTATCTATTCCACCAAAAGCCATACCTGGACTTGAAACTGCTGTATTATTAGGTAATTTACCACAAAAAGGTCTTGCACATATTCCAGAATTAGCACGACCTAAAATAGTTTGTCTAAAATCTGAACTGTGAAAGTTTTCTTCATTAACTTGAAATCCTTTATTAATATTTCCTGCTTCAGTCGCACTATCAGCCTGACTAGCACTTGCAACTTTACCTGTAACACCAATAGTAACTTTATCATTATTAGCATCACCAACTAGGCTAATATTTGTACCTGCTACTAATTCCAAAGTATCTTGTTTAGCATCAGCTTGAATAGTGTTTGAACCTACTTTTACATTTGCAAAAGCGTTTTGATTTACTTCAGCACCACTAGCAATTCCATCTAATTTCCTTTTATCTGAATTACTCATATACCCATTGCTATCTTGAGTTGCAACATCATGAGAATGACTTTTTGGTGCAAAATCAGAGCTTGTTTTGCCATTCAACATTCCTGCATTAAGATTAATATTTTCATTACCATTATTTATAGGAATTTGCCCGTTTTCATTACTAGGGATTAACCCTTGTAATTTTCCAGCATCTACAATTTGTTCATCTTTTAATGCCTTGTTTTGTTTTCTTGCTCCCGCTGGAAAATCAGATATATAACTATCATCTTGTGGAAAATTTTCATCAAAATTTGTTTCTTTTAATATCTCATTCATTTAACTCACCTCTAAAAAAAAGAGTCAATCTTAAGATTGACTCCGTTAATATCCTCTCGCCCTCCAATTTACTTGACCTCCAACATCTTGATTATTTTCATCTAAAACACGCACTTTAAAACTTTTCTTTGTTTTATCTGTAATTTCACAGCGGATTCCATAACCAAGTGCATATGGTGTTACAACTGGAATAGTATAAAATTCTTTATCAAATTCAACTATTGTTCCGCCAATAGGAACATCTAAACTACCAACAATTTCTCTGTCTGGTACATCTATAAATATTTCAAAAGTGTTTACTTCGACTGTATTATTAGAATCGTTACTAGATAAAATACATCTAAATTGCACATATCTAAAATTATATTGAGCTTCAATGAAATTAATCCATTCACTCCACTCAATATTATCTTTAGAAGTCCTAATTTCTACATAAGCATTAAGCCCAGCAATAATTCTTGCACTAGAACGAAACTTCATAGAAATATTAGCATAAACAATTTTACTAACATCTATAACCTCACAAGTATAAATACCTTGTGTATAAAAAGAACCATCATCTTTTTGTTTTAGTCTTAATACATTTGCTCCTCCAACTTCACCAAACATTAAGTTATCATAATCAGAGAATTTACCTTTTAATGTTTGAAATGTAATTGTTGACCTTTGAAACTCAGTATTATTATGAATCCCATCTTTACGAGCAACTTCATTAATATTTAAAATAACATTCTTTTCAGATAAATTTTCAATACTAATCAATTTAGAAATAGCATTAACAGAGTATTTACCACTTCTGTTTATGGCTTTTATCATATATTTGAACGTCCCTTCAAAATTAACCTTTAATTCAAATGAAGTTGTAGATATCATTGTAGCTACGACATTCCCTGTGTCCCAAGTTTCACCTTCTCTAATTTCATAACCTATGCAATCTGTATCAGTAGATTTATTCCATAAAAATTCCACATAATCACCATTTTGATATAACATAAATCCAGTTACATCAGACGGTTCATATGTGGCATATAAATTGGCACTTACTTCATCAGAATAAAAACCACTTGTATTTATAGCTTTTAACATTACTTTAATATTTCCACTTTGTGCATCAGGCTTAAAAGAATAATTTGTATTTGAGGTTGTTGCTAACACAGGTGCTTCGCTCCATATATAACCATATCGTAACTCATAGTGACTCACATCAAATTCTGGAACAGCGTCCCATTTGATATCTATAATAGAACGGTTATCTATATTTTGTGTTAAAGTTAAATTTTTGGGAGCAGAAGGGTTTAAATCAAAAGTACATTCAAAATTTGCAGGATTTAAAGAATAAAAGCCTGCATTAGAAACAGCTTTTATCCAAAAATTGAAGGTTTTTTCAACATTAATAGTCATATCATAATAATTATTTGTAATATAATTAGAAACCAATGTAGAATTGTCCCAACTTTCTCCTATGCGTAATTCATAATGGTTTATATCATATTCATCTGGGGGTTGCCAATATAAGTGTATTTCAGATTTTTTTGCTACATTTTGAGTTCCACTAAACCCTGTAACATCATAAGGTTCAATCATAATATGTGTAAATAAATTATTTTTATTTGATTCAAATTTTGCTACTGTGGTAGTTGTAACAGATAAAGAAATATCAAGTGATTGTGGCATAGTATAGGTTAAAGAATTTGTTATTGAAGTACCTATTTTTTCATCATTAATAAATACTGAATAAAAAGCAATATCATGAAAATCTGTTGGAATATCCCATGTTACAATAATTTGACTACGGTCTTTAGGATTTTGTTTTACATTGACATTTTCTATAACATTCGGAGTTAACACTAATTGTAAATCTAATTCTTTCGCATTAAGGCTATACTTGTTGTTATATCCTATAGCTTTTATAAAAAATTTATAGTATCCTTCTTTTCTAATTTGATAAACAACGTTATTAGAACTTGATTTAGCTATAAATTTACCACTATTCCAATCTTCGCCCATTCGTATTTCATAATTTACACCATGAGGAACTCGTTCCCAATTAAATTGTAAATTACTTCTATCTGTATCCATTTGAATTACTGAAAATTCTGTTATATCTTCTGGTTCTATTTTTATAGTTATTTCTTTAAATATGCCTTCGCTTTCAACATTAAAAATAGAATATGTTTTTACACCGATAGTATACGTACCACTAGAATTAGCAATATAACTATATGTTGTTTCATCTGTGGAATGTACCATTTTACCATTAACATAGATATTATATTTAGATAATCTATTATCTTCTACTTCATTCCAAGATATATTTATTTGACTTAGGTTGTTATCGTCTTGTTCTACTGTTAATTCGGATATATCTTCACAAGACATATCTCTTTGGGCTGTTAATGTTAAAGGGGTTTGAGATAAATTGCCACCATTATCAACAGCATAAATATAGAAATTATGAGCTTCATTATCTAAAATTTCATAGGTAAAGCTAGTAGTTATAGTTCTTCCTATTGTTTCAAAATTTTCATCTTTGATTTCGTAACATTTCAAATCTTTATCTTCAACAGGTGTCCATATTAATTTAATTTCTGTTGAGTTTGGATTATACCATACTCTACCTTCAGTAACATCACTAGGAGGAGCGTCCTTACCTGTAACGTAAAATACATCTGAAATGTATCCTGCTGAACATCTACCAGACGTATTCTCTAATACAATTTTAAATAAATAAATTTCATCTGTTTTAGCATTATTAATAATAAAATTATCACCAGTGGTTGAGCCATAATAAGCCCATTCTCCGTTTTCTTCACCACATTGATAAAAGATTAAAGCTCTATGAAAATAATCATATACAGGCAATGTAAATTTAGCCAAAATATTACTAACTACAGTTCCATCACTATTAATGTAATATTCTTGATTTAATACTAATTTTTTTATTTCTGGAACAACACCTGTCAATGAAGTTTCCTTTGTTCCGTATTTATAAACTTGAATTGTTGCACCTAAATAATCACTATAAATATTTTTATTATAGTTTCTAGCAGATATTTCAAACGTACCATCATTATTTTCTTTTATTTCTGTAATTCTAAAAGGTTCGTCTTTAAACACATTATGAAAAGAAAATTCAATGACATCTCCAGGTTCTAAGTGCATTGCTTGTTGTCCTGTTTTAAAAGATATTGTTTTAAAACATATTGAATTATAATCTCTATAAAAACGAGCAAGCCTTAACGCTTGATTTTGGCTTGTTGTTCCTTCTAAGCTAACAGATTTCTCTATAATTTTTCCTCTATTTTTTTGGTCTGCAAAATCTTCTACAATAGCTTCAACACTATTCCAGTTATTCAATGGGTCAATAAAAGCAACAGAATATCTATTTGGTGTATCATCTAAAGCTAACGGAGCAACAGACAAATCTGAAGAATTACTATCGTTAAATTTATATACAACATTTTCTGGCTTCTCAATTCTTAAAAATAACTTATCCTGTGAGCATACCAAAAATCCACAGAAGTTGCCTAAAATATCACTTATCCAGTCTAAAGCAGATTGTCTTTGGTCAATAACAATATTTAATTCATATCGTTTACAAGATATAGTTTCGCCACTAGAGCCTTTATAAGTAATTATTTCATCACAATAATCCGCTACTTCTTTAAAGCTATCTTCATCAATATTTTCGCTTGTTATCCATTTTCCTAAGCCAAAACGTTTGGATAAAATAAAATCTCTTAAACACATTGCAGGATTGGTTGAATATTTTGTTTCGCCTGTTCGTGTATCATAAACTTTTCTACCTTTTACAAAACAACTTACAGACGGATTGCCATTTAATTCATTAGATACCATAAAATTCATATCTAACCATGCCATTTTAGGATAACCACCTACATCTACATAATTTGATGGTGGTGTTGAATCATAAAAAGTATAACTTGTTCCACCTGTTACTGTAGATGCTTGCATATTAACAGGACTTAAATAACAATGAATATTTACTATTTGTTTGTATTTTTTATATCTGCCAGTCCATGAAACCCTATTCATAAATATTTTTTTAGTAATTGAATTGGGAATTAAATAATAATAATATCCGTCCATACAACAACTATCTGGAGGATAGTCAATATATCCTAATCCAGCTTCTTTGCCATTTAAAGGAAACGTTAAAGTTTCTTCACCAACATACTCACCTTTTTCTTCTAAATTCCATAAATCGCCAGGATATTTACTTGTTGTTGCCGTTGGAAAAGCTTCCCAACCATCACCTATTTTATTAATATAAGTTATTAATTCTGGAACACTTGTTTGCCAACTCCATAAAGTATCAGCACTAGAAGCATCATCTTTATTTGCTAAGTATAAGTCTTTGGTTGTTCCATTACATGATAAATACAAATGTTTACCATTCTTTTTAACAGTTGCATCAGCATACATTGTATTTTGAATAGTAAATACTGTATTAGACGTCTGCTCACCAGTCGGAATAAGCAAATCATTAGCACTAACACTTTCAATACCTTCAATTCCACCTTCACATAAAACTACGTGCTTATGAAGTGTATTTTGGTCAGCATTTGTTTCATGAAACGTTTGATTTCCAGTTATTTTTCTATATCCATAAACAACAGGAATTGTTGCTGTGCTAGACATAGTTTCTTGTGCCTTATCAAAACGTTGAATATTAGGTGAACTTGTACTATTTGTTTTAGGCTTATGAGTTGCACTCCATATTGAGCTACCTAAAGAAGCACCTAGAATTGCTCTAGACATAAAAGATAATCCGCCACCAAAAAAAGAAAAACCACCGCTTAATAGTCCTAGCCCTAAACTAAATAAAAATTTTCCACCACTTTTTCCTCCGCCTTTTCCCAAAATATCACCTCATTTCTATCTATAAACATTTTCAAATGGAATAGCAGGAAATCCACTAAAATTTTTCATGTTATTAAATCTATCTCTGCAACTTTCTTTTGTTTTATCACAGCCACGAATTAAAGTAGCTTCCATTCCACCTTTAATATCACTTTGTAAAAAAGAATAATTTACAACTATTTTATTGCCTTCATTAGATAATATCAGTCGTGATTCACCTTTAATAAAAATTACTCCATCTTTCCAATAATTTGTTTCGTACGTAGATGAAAGTAAAATATTACTATTAGTTGAACCATTGGCTAATTCTACGTTTGTTTCTTCTAATGATATACCACATTCCGCATCACCAAATTCACTATTACAACATAATTGACAACTTCTATTCGGAACTTCTATATTTGGCAATCTAGTATTTAAAGAGAACGAAAATACACCATCTGAATAACTACAAGAATTAATATATCCCATAAAAGAAATGCTTTTTATAGTATCATCTTCTAAACTATCTGGATAAGATATTTTAAATATTGTTACGTCTGCACCTCTAAAATCAAAACCATTGCTTAAATAAGCTAATTTATCATAATCACCATCACCTAAGCTTATTTCACAACTATCAATGACATTATCCATACTTCTATCAATAGTTTCTCTTTGGAATGGGATTGCCATATAAGTCTGCCCAGCAAATGTGATATCTGTATCAGTAGCAGCTAAATAAATTGTTCCTGTTTTTAGCTTTACTATATAAAGTTCTATAAAAAAAGTAGCATCACTATCTTTCATTTCGCTCATTTTTTGCGGTAAAATTATCACATTATATCACTCCTTAACCTCAATTAACGTTATATCCAAAGTAGCACCTATCTTTTTGCCTTTTACATCATAAAACCATTGAGGTTCTAATGTACTTCCAAACCTATATATTTTTTTATTACCATCTCTAAACACATCACAATAAAATGTTTCTAACATTCCTTTGCGGTCATTGTAAAAATCAATAATTTTATTTATATATTCTGTTAATCCAGTCGTTGTAAACGTACAAGTAACTTCTGGTGAAGTCCACGTTTGTTGATATTGTTTTTTTCCATTTTCAAATTGTACAGTTCTAGTATTCCAATCATACTTTTCTGTAGGTTTTTCTCTTACATAAACTTTTAATTCTTCCAAAATAATCACTCCTACATAATCTATTGATTTTTAAGTGTTTTGTTGCATTGTTTTATCGTTTAAATCCACTAACAAAGCCATTTATCCATAATTTTTTATGATAAACAGTGCTAATACTTTTACCATATCTAACAGGGACTTCCATTCCTAATACTTTTCCATATTCTAAATAAATACCAAAATGATAATCTCCTGCTACATCAAATAACACAATATCTCCGAAAGAAAGTTCATTTATATTTTTAGTTTCTTTAAAATTTTGTTTAAAATACCTGAATAAACGAATTGCACCATCTGTTTTTTGCCAGTCTTTAGTAATAGGTTTTCCATCTTTAAAATCTTGTTTCCACCCATGTTCTTTATAAAATAATCGACATAATCCAATACAATCGCACCCATCAAATGAGTCTTGATTAAAATAATGTGGTATGCCTACATATTTATTAATATCTTCCAAAATAAACACCTCTTTTATGTAAAAAAAGACGTGCAAAATAAGCACGTCTTATCTAAAACCTCTTTTTTGATTACCATACAACAAACGTTGTAATGCTCTAGGGTCTTTTGCAAGTTCACCAAAAATTTCTTCTTTAGATGCCCTTGTATTTAAAATAGTAACATTGCCACCACTAGAATTATCTTGTTTAGCAATATTAGTTAAAATAAGATTTTGCTGTCCCAATAATTCTTCCATACGAGCATTGTTATTTTGTTTTTGAGCTTCTTGTTTGATGATATTACTTGCAATATTTGGATTTTTAAATGTTGGAATATAAGGTTCTGGAACAACTGCTCCACCAGAAGCAAATTTATCTAAATTCATTTGCTCTAATATAGCACCATATTTTTGTGTTGCATTTGCGTTCATAATATATTCACCATTAGAAACAGCGATAAATTTACCTTGTTCTTCTAAATAAGCTAAAATACTATCACTAACACCAGTTCCTGCACCTTTAATTTTTCCACCATTCTTAACAGAATTGCCACCTGTTGCAAACTTTTCTAATGAGCCACCAGTAGAAAATAATCCTATTACACTAGGCAATAAACCTATATAACTACCAATATTATCACCTTTACCACCAGCAGTATTTACCATTGTTTGAGAGCCAAAAGATGATACAGCACTTCCAAATTGACTTACATTTCCACCAAACTGCTGAATAGCCATTTCTTGCATATTAGCTGTTGTTGAAAACTGAATAGCATTTGCTGTGTCTTGTGCGGTATTTGCACTATCTTGAATAGTGTTAACATTATCCTGCACAGTCCCTTGTAACATATTCTGTGAAGCTAATAACATATTCTGTGAAGCATTATTTAAGATAGAACCTTGAGCATAGAAATTAGCAATGCCCTCTGTACTATTATTTCTTTGCACTACTTCCGCTGTTGATAATGGAGCGTTAGCTGCTTTCCCAATAGTATCATTTTGACGATTATAGTTATCTACATAGCGTCCAGCTTCTTGTTTTTCAGCAGAATTTAATTTAAGTTTACCAGACCCAAACATATTTGAAACTAAATCCCAAACAGAATTTGTGGAATCTTTTATTCCCATCAACCTATCTAAGGCAACTTTGGCTATTTCATTCCATAAATCAGTCCAAATATCTTTAAGTGAACTACTGCCTTTAATCCAGTCATATAACATATTTGAAATAGTTTGTTTATTTTCTTTTGTTAATTTTCCAGACGTTTCTTCAGCTTTTTTCTGTAATTCATTTAATTTCGTTTGAATTGTGGTTATTTCTTTTGTTATTTCCTCTACTTTTGATTTATATTTACTACCACTAGAAACATATTTATCTCTTTCTGCATTTAACTTTGCGAGATATTCACTGTAAAGCTTAATTTGTTTTACAGTATTTTCGTGGTCAACTTTATTAGTTTGCCAAGCTAAACCATCATATGAGCCACCTCTAAACATTGCAAAATTAGATTTCCATAAAGACATTCTTTTATCTAAAATATCTAATTCATATTCTAATTCTTGTTGAGGTGTTTTTAAACCTTGAAATTGTTCTAATATAAGAAGAGAAGATTTCATACTTCTATTAGCTTCATCAGCTTTATCTTTAACATCTTTATATGATGATACTATATTTTCAAGGTCATCATCTCCGATTGTTTTTGAATAATCCTGTGCAACTTGCTGAAGTTGCTTATATGATAAATCTTTCCAATTATCAAAACCAGAATTAGTAAGTTTATCTTTCAATACACCTTTTCCAAAATATTCAGTTATTTTTTGTTCTATATTAGATACAGAATCACTAAATATTTTATATCTGTTCTGATATCGTTTATATTGTTGTTCTTCATTTTTATATTCATCATTATTTGCTTCAAAATCAAATTCACCATATAAACTTTTTTTATTAGAAATATCATTTTTTCTTTGGCTATATTCTTTGTCTTGTTGCTCTATGATTTCAAAAAACTTTTCAGAACTATTCTTTGCTCTATCTATTATCCCATTTATAAATGTACTTAAATTATCAGATAACTTTAATTTACCAATTTTAGAACCTGCATTTTCTAAATTTAATCCCATAGCATATTCAAATGAAGTAAATGTATCTGCTAAATTTGGAATATCCTTCCATGACTTACCACTAGCTCCGTTAATGCCTGTATATCCAAGATTACTATTAACAACAAAAGCTTTACCATCTGTTGTATATAAAATATCACCTGCTATTGGATTTTTTTGAGAATATTTTACATTCATTCCCATTGCATCAGTCATTTTTAACATCATAGAAATATCTTTAACATTTCTTAAATTATACATTTTTTCATCATCAATGCCATAAGCAGAAAAGAGATTTTTTACAAATTGAGTATCATTAAATCCTGTAGAATAAGCACCTTTGCTTGTACCTGTATTAATACCGCCCCAAATGTATTTAAAATCAGATAAACTACCATGAACTACTTTCTCTTGACTTGTTGAGTTTCCATAATAACCACCCTGCCCATCTGCTATTACAACATGGTCTGGTTCATCAAAAACACCATCAGAATCAGTAATTACAATATCTCCAGCATTAAAACCAGATTTTTTATTTAAAAATTTATCTGTGTCTTTTACGTTATTGTATAAATCTGGAACGTACATATCCATAGTATCAGCAAAACTGCTATTCATTTGTCCTAAAAAAGCTTTAACAAAAGCTGTACAACCATTAGCACCATAATATTTACCATCTTCAACCATTTGGTCTGCCCATTGGGTTGCTTCTGATAAATTAGTTGTACTAGCTAATTCCAATTTATTGCCAAAACTAGAAGTACCATTAATAATATCATCATGTAATTTATTAAAAGCAGTTGCATTTCTTATAGCTTCATTTGAACGTGAGCCATTTTCACCTTCATTGTATTTAACATACGCTTCAAAATAATCCCCATTAGCAAGGTCTAACATTTTTTTGAAATGTCTTACACCAGCATTGATATTATCGTAAATATCCCAAATATCTTCACCTGCAATCATTTTATCATCAGACACTTGCGTTAATCCTTTATATGGTGTTCCTTCTCCAGTTCTTACATTATAAGAACTTTCTTTTTGTACTAAAGCGTGAATCCAATTTTCATCAACACCATATCTAATAGAAGCATCTGCAATAGCTTTATCAATATTGCTATTTCCTGAACTAATCAAAGCTCCTGATTGTATTAAACCACTTGACATTGTAGATTTTAAATTATTAATACGGCTTGTTTCATCAGCAACTATAGCAACTCTTTCTAAAACCTTATCATAATCAGCCTGCTGTTTAGCTAATTTTTCTGCTTCTTTTTCTGCTTTAGATTTTTTCTTATCTTCATTACTTTGTGGCGGTTCAGCAATTTTATCCCCTCTATTTGAGTCTGCACCACCTGTATCGTATCTGTTTTTGTTAATGCTTTCCTCATATTCAGCAATTTGTATATTCTTTTCATTTATAGAACTATCTATATCTGCTAAAATTTTTTCTATTTCATTTTTTTTTGTTTCTAAACCAGATACATCACCCAATTTACCTTGTTCATTAATAACTTCATCATCAGCTTCTTGTGCATAAGCCTCTTGATTAGCAATATAATTTTTGCTCCATTCTTGCTGAGCAGGCGACCAATTTGCACCATATTTATCAAGTCTTTCTTTTTCTCTTTCAGCATTATCTTTAGCTACTGCACTTCTTCTTTCCCATATTTTTTTACTTACAGACCATTCAACCTTGTCTAAAATACCTAATGCTTCTACTTCTTTTTTATAACCATCTATTCTTGCTTTTATATTTTCTAACATAGCTTTCGTAGTAGCTTTACTGCTTTCTAATTGAGCCTTATCTGCTTCTAACTTTTGTTTAGTAAGTTCAGTAGTTGCACTTTTTAAATCATCAAAAGAATCTATTATATTACCGTTAACTTTAACAATGATTTTTCCATTTTCATCTGTTGAAATGGTATATTTGTTATTTTCATCACCTAAGCCTTCAATAACATCTTTAATGACATCATAAGTATTCGACAAATCTTTTTGTATTTTTATTTGTTCTTCAGAACCTTCTGCCATTTTTTTAGAATCCTCTGTCATTTTTCTATATTGTTCTGATAATTTTTCAGCAGTATCAATAGCTCTCATCTTATTGTTATATTCTTGTTCTCTTTTAGCATTTTCTTCATCTAATGTTTCAATTAGTTCTTTATGAGCATTTTTTTCTTCACCTAATTCGGATATATAGGATATTAATTCTGGTAAAATTAAAGTAATAGCTGTTAATACTAAACCAAATCCACCACCAAATAAAGCTAGGGTTGCAGAAGCAGCCTTAGAAGCAGTAGACATTCTACTTGTAGCAATAGTGTTTCTGTCTTTTGCAATCGTATTAGCATTTACTTGTGTTGTATTTTTTAATTCACTTGCTGTTTCAGTGGCTAGGGTTATTCCATTTGTTTGACTAGCAACTTTATTAGCTTGTTTAGCACTTGTATTTTCTTTTACACTAGCTGTATTACTTTTTATTCCATCAGTATCCTTATCTACATTGACACCATAATAACCTTGTAAGAACATATCACTATATCTATTGTTTATTCTGTCAGAAAAACTTCTTGATTGTATGTTATTCGTTTGATATGCTATGTCTAATCCAGCCATACGACCTTTAAATTGAGCTAATTTGTCAACTAAAAAAGGTACACCCTTATAAGCAACGACTCCTGCAACTATTGTTTTTATCCAGTTCGACCATGAAATATCTAACTCTTTAACACCAACAACAAGATTATTAATTTCATCAGTAATATCTTTTAAATCATTTAAAACACCACTTTCGCCGATATCAACAAAAAGTCCTTTAATATTAGTCCCTAATCGTTCCATTTTACGATTTAGTGTATTTAATTGAATATCAATCTGTTTATCCGTAAATCCAATTACTTCATCAGAATTTAATAATCCAGACATACGAACTAACTCATTATAATCTTTTAAAATAGCAGTCATTTTAGATACTTGATATTTACCACCAGATAAAGTAAGTAATAATTTACTTGTTTCTTTCTCTGTAGTTTGCATCATTCTGGAAATATCTAAAATTATATCTTCCATACTTCTTAAAGACTGTGTACCATCACCATTATCTTTGTATACATTAATCCCAAAATCTTTTAAAGCTTCGATTGATTTATCAGATTGCATACTATTAATAAAAGATTTAATGCTATTACCAATTTCATTACCACTTCTGCCTGTAGTACGAACACCTGTAGCAATTAAGGCATTTAAAAACTCAAAAGATACTCCTGCTTGATGAGCAGCAGCACCAGCTAAAGAAACACCTTCAGTTAAATCTTGTGCTGAAGCAGCACCTCTATGTGCCGCTAAAGTCCACGTATCAACAATACGATTAGAATTAACCAATAGTTGATTTGTGTCATTTGTTTGTAATTCAAACTGACTTAATGCAGATTCTAACCCTTTTGTAGCCTGCATAATTGGGAAATTATCCGCTACTGCAATTCTAGCAGCTTGTTGAGTCAAAAGATTAGTATTTGTAACACCATTTTCACCTTGTCCATACATTCTACCAATAGATGCACCAGCAGAAATTACTTCTTCAACAGCCACTCCAAACTTAGAACCAATATCAATAAATGTGTTCATTTCTTTATTAACTGTTTTTAAACCTTCCATACGTTCCATTTCAGATAAATTTTTATCTAAACTGTTCATATGTGCGTGTTCTATTTCTGGCATTACCTGCTCTACTGTTGCAAATTTGCTTTCTATTTCCTTCATTACATTCATGCCATATCCAGGAAGAAGTAACGGAATAGAAGCCACTATAGAGGACATAATCCATGTTAAATGTCGTTGCATAGAACTAAAAAATTTATCTGTTGATGTTGCTGTTATTTGTGTTTGCTCTTTAAATCTTTGTAATGCTTCACTTGTTTTGTCAATAGCAAGCTTAGTTTCAGTCATTATATTTTTATAATTACTGTTTGTTCTTCCACTATCAATCCATGCTGTATACGCAGACTCATATACAGTTCTCAATGCACTCATTCGACCTGTCAATGTTGATGATAAATTAATTGCTTCGTCTAGTTGAGTTCTAATATTAGCAAAATAATTACCACGAGCTTCTTGATTAAAAGATGTTCTATCTTGTAATACAGGTAATTCTGAAACTCTCCCTCCACTAGAAACAACATTATTACTTGCATTTTTTAGTCTTTGCTGAACACTAGCATATTCTTGCTCACTTAATTGAATACCTAATTGTTTCTTTTTATTTACACTATCAAGAATATTATTGTATTTATTTATAGCATCTGTAATCTTAGTATAAGCTTGCTTACTTCTATTAGAGTTTTCTTGTATTCTTTTCTCTTCATCAGTATAAAATTTATCAAGATTTTTTCTATTCTGCTCGGATTCTTTTTCCTTTAAAGTTTCCTGTTTATTCCATTCTTGATAAGCTTGCTTATGGCTATTACTATTTTGCTTAATACGTTGTTCTTCTTCTTTATAATAATTGTCTAATGCTTTTTTATTCTTTTCGGTTTGTTCCGCTTGTGATTTTTGTCTATCTTCCTCTGCTTTAGCTAATAATAATTGATTATTTAATTCTTGTTTAGCTCTAGCTTCAGACAATTTTTGTTGTTCTAATACTTTTTGATTAGATTTATTAATATAATCATCATAATTATCAAATTGGTGCATAGGATTAGAAGTATGAACACCTAATGAAGATAAATCATTAATTATTTTATTGCTATTATTAACTTTAGTATTAAATTGATTTTCATTAAAAGCTTTATTACTTCTTAATGAAATTGCTATATCATCAATTATCTTTTTACGTTGCTCTAATAATTGATTGATTTTCTTATATTGTGCTTCTTTTTCTTTTTCAATACTAACGATTGTTTGCCATGCACTTTGATGAGCTTGAGAATTTTTTGAAATAGCTTCCTGCTCATCTTTTATAATTTGTGCATTTGCCTGTTTTGCCTGTTTAACTTTAGCATCTTCAATTTGCTTTAATTCTTGTATAGATTTCTCTTTAGATTGATTAAAATATTTAGAATAATCTCCACTATATTCATTAAAAGGATTAACAACTTTCATATTCATTCCCATTTGTTTATATATAGTATTGATTTTTTCGGAATAATCGTTAGCTTGTTTTATCATACTATTTAATTCTTTTTCTGATAAAGCTTTATTAGCATTAAAAGACGTATTAAATGTTTCTTTTAATTTATTAAACTTACTAACTGTTTTTTCTAATTCACTTTGTAATTTTTGTTGTTCTTTTATTTGATTATTAAGATTACCTTTATTCACTTGAGTTTGGAAATCTTCTAATTCTTTTTCTAAAGCTCTAAGTTTATCAAGAGTGATATCAAAGCCAGCACCATTTAATGTTAATGTTGTAGAACTATGTTTTTCTAAAACTTCAATAGCCTTACGAACTTCGTTTAGATTTTGTTTAATACTACTAAAGTTTTCACTACCTACAAACTTCAAATTAACTAACAATTCTTCTTTATTGTTAGTTTTTAATTCCTGTTTTAATTTTCTTAACTCCTGTTGTGCTTCATCTATTTTAGTTCTAACTTCTATATCATATATAATTTTCTCATTATCCTGTTCCATTTAATCACTCCCTATTAACCAAACTGTGAAAGTAAATAATCTAATGCTTCTTTGCCTTCTAATGTATCAGATGTATTATTTTCGCCTAATTCTTTTCTAATTTCCTCTGAATAATCATTCATACCCTCTAATATATCTTCAAATTCGGGTATAGTTAAATCTTTTATGTCTTTAATAGTTAAAGAGGTATTACTAATAATACTTGCAAATAATTTATTCCAGCTTCCGTTACCATCTGATTTTACATCACTTTTTTTTTAAATTGAGATAAGCCTAAAAAAATTGTAATAATTTCTTCTATCAATTTAAAATCTAACCATTCAAGAATTTGTTCTCTAGTTTCTTTATAGTTTAACGCTAATTCAATAACTTCATATATTCCATTCATAAAGCTATCATTTTGATACATATACATAACTTGTCCATTTTCATTTTGTTTAGGCTCACCATTATCCTCATACCAAATATCTAGCATTTGAACTTGCAAATACATTGGATTATATTTAGAAGTAAACTCTGTTAACTTGTTTAAATCTTTTAGTTTACAACTATAAATTTCGTGATATTTTCCATCTCTATCAACAACTTTTTCAGTTAAGCCAAAAAAACTATTTTTTTCTTCCACTAATAATCACCTTCTTTAAAATACTAATTTATGTAAATTAGGAGGATTTCCTCCTAATATTATCCTGCTGCATAAGTACCAGTAATAGAAGCTGTACTTTCATCATCTAAATGTGCAGTACCTGTAATAGTTCCACCAGTAATAGTAAGTTCAATACTTGTAATTTTTGCACCTTTATCGCCTTTTGCTCCAGCTACTCCTTGCTCACCCTTATCACCTTTTGCTCCTTGTTGCCCAGTATCCCCTTTAGCTCCTTTTACAACTCCGACTTTAGACCATGTGGCATTAGCAGCATTCCCATCTTTTGTACATTTATATACTTCATATGTTGTAGAATTTAGATACAGGTCGCCTAAAAGAGAATCTAACCCTGAACTTTCAAATTTCTTATTACTAGCTTCTCCGCTTAATGCTGTACCTACTGTCCAAATAGAACCACGTTTGCCAGTATCTCCCTTAGCACCAGTTGCACCAGTATCACCTTTATCGCCTTTAGCACCATCAGCAGGTTGATTAATCCATGTAGTTGTTCCATCTCCATTAGTAGATAAAATTTGACCACTAGAACCATTACCACCACTAGGAACATTAACCTTTGTTTTTAATTCTTTATGTGCATTTTCTACACCAACTTCAAGATTATTCATTTTTGTATCAGTAATAGTATCGCCGCTATTCCAAGTTGTTTTATTATATTCACTCATATTAAATCACCTCTTATTTAACTTTAGATACCCCTATTTTTGCTTCTCCTATTTTATTTGAAAAGACAGGGGAAATTACTCCCCCTGTGTAGGAATATCTGTTAATGTAATTTTCATTAAACCTTCTTTTGTTTCATCTCTCATTGTTTTAAATTTAATTTCTGGTGTACTTGCACTATCACGTGCTGTTTCGATTGTTAAATTACCATCAGCGATTGCTTTATAAACTTCAATACATAAACGTTTCTTTTCACCTTTTAATGTATCTGGTTCAAACACAATATACATTTTTACAGGTTCAGCTAAATCGTTATTTAAAGCAAGTACCTGTACACCTGTTGCATCATAACTATAAACAACGATATACTCTCCTGCTTTAGTAGATGCACCAAAAGTAATAGCACCATCTGTACTAACAGCAATACCAGATTCATCAGCACTAGAACCTTCTTTTACACCAATAGTAGAACCATCTTCAAAAGAAGCAGATTTTACTTTTACATTTGTTAAATGCTCACCTAAACTTGCAGTTGTCTTAGTAATTTTAGCAATATTTGTACCTTGAACTCCTTCTTCAGTAATAATACTATCCATTAAAATACCTAATTGGCTCATTTTAAAAACAGCATTTGTAAAAGAAAATTCAGTTGTACATTTTGTTGCATAAACATAAATTGGGTCTTTTCCATCTCCACCATAAAGCTCTGAACTTTCGGTATTGATTGTCATTGTCATTTTTTGACCTTTATCGGAATAAAAACTTCGACCAGTATTTAATCCGACAGCATAGAATTTGCCAATACCTTTTAATACGATATCTTTGTTTTTATTAACAGTATTTGCCATTCACATCATTCCTTTCAAAATAAAAAAATAGACACTAAAATAAGTGCCTATTAAAAATCATTAACTCCATGTCATAGGTAAATATTCAATTACATATTTATAAACATTTTTTATATCACAAGGTTCTTCGCCTTCAGAAACAATTCTTAATTTAAATTTTTCTCTCATTATATTTTTAATTGCTTTAACCAAAGGTTTAGCTTGCAATCTACTAAATGTATAAGTTTCTATTTTTAGTACAGCATAATTAAGCAAATAATTATTACTTTCACTTGCATCTGAAAAATAAATACTTACAAGAGGAGGATTTTTTGTTTCAAATAGTTCCATATTTAATCTTTGAAGATTTATTTTTTTAGATAAAAGTTCTTTATTTTCTTTATCCTGTACTTTTAATGCTAATAAAAAAGATGAGTCATTTTTTAACTCATCTACTATTGACGACTGCATATCAAAAGTGTCTTGTATCATTTATTTTTCACCTCGATATCAAGTTGCGATTTTATTATATTTTTTAAACTATGCCTAAATATTTCTTTTATAGCACTGTTTTTTGTTACATTTCTTTTTACCACAAAGTAAGGTTTTATAGGCTTATAAATCCTTTCCATGTTTTTGCCAGCCCATCTTCCACCAGAAACATAAGTATTATTATCTAGGTCTTGATAACTACCTGCTACACGTCCTGTAACAAAATGTCCTTTTCTAACTACATTCCATCTTTTTACATTATTTTTATATTTATGTAAATATGGATTATCTGTTTCACGAGCCATTAAAGAACCTTTTCCATATTCTATTAACCATGCTTTTTGTCCTGTGGCTTCAATTCTTCCTATTGTAGTATTCTTATCATTGCTATTAATAATACTAAAATTTATATTAGCTTCTCCATCTACGCTTTGCAAACTATCCCATGTGCGAGAAATTTCCTTACATAAGCTTTTTCCATATGTTGTTAATGCTTGCTCTATCTTATTTTTACTCATTAGTAGACCTCGTATCTTCACTTAACTGTATATACAACATATTTTCATATCGACCAATATCTATATTATCAACTTGATAATTCACACCATTAAATTTAATTCGATATAATTCTTCAATATCTACACTATTTTGAAGCATGATGATTTTTGTTGTATCTTTTAATAGTCCTGCATCATAAAATTTCATATTTGCAGAAACATCTTTAAAATAAATAGGAACATCTTCCAAAACAATTTCTTCAATATTCCCAACATACTCTACATCATCATATAGTTTATCAAGTTTACAAATAGTAGCTTTTGCATTAATTCTTATACCTTGACACTCTACACACTCTTTAGTTGCTTGTTTAGCTACAATAAAGTAACTATTATTATCTTTTGATGTTTTTCTAGTTATTAAATCGCCACAATTTAAATTTGAATCAGAAAATGCCAGTATTTTTTTTTCATCATTAATTACTCTACTATCTGTACTTTTGCCACGTCTTGTTATAAGGACTTTTTCTTCTGGCTTGCCTACGATATCAATGTTTTCTAATCTATCACCATAAAAATTAAGTACACACGTCATTGCAATGTAATTGTATCTACTAATCTTTTAATTTCATTAGTAAATATCCCTTCATTTTTTAATGTAAGCTTAACATCATAATCATCTCGGCTAGTCCATTCTAAAGTTCCACCCATTTGTGCAAGATTTTGTGCCAAAAGACCAACAGCTCGTTTTAACTGCTCTGGATACTCATTTTCTGCATATCCAGCAGTATATACAACCTTTAATTCTTTTAATTCTCTAATTGGGCATATAAAATTTTGATTTAAATAAAAAGAAAAATATGGAGAGTCATCTCCATCAAAATACAAACTCTCTGTATCATAATTTATCTTTGTAAATTCATTAAACATTGTAGGTACAATAGTGTAAACTTCTTTTATTTCCTTGCGAGGTAAATGTTTTAGCTTCCCTTTGTATGGGTCTAACACACTACTAAACCTAGAGCGTTTATTAAATTTTACTAACTCAGTATATTCTTTTAACTTAAAACTTTTTCCTTTATGTGAATCTATTAGAACACAGGCATATTCTACATGACTCATGGTTGTTTCTTTAATTAGTGGACAATAAATAGGAATTTCTTCTTCCGTTATATACAATTTATCGCCTCCTTAAATTAGTGAAACAAGGGGATTAAACCCTTATTTCACCACCTTGCTTCGCCCTACCTTAGCTCTTCCAATTTTGGATTCTGCTGTAGGGTCAACTACTCCCCCGCTGTATCTTTTGTGATAATAAAGTGGGAAGGAGTTTTTGTACCAAATAAAATATAAGTGTCAATATTCATTAAGTTTTTGTCAGTCATTAAAGCAGGGTTATTAATAGGATTATTTGCATCTTGTGTTACAAATAACATAGGTGTTGGGCTAAATAACCAAATACGTTTAATCATATTTGTATTTAATGCAACAATTTTATGTTTAGTACCTTCTACTTTAATAAATGGTGTTAAATGAATCGGGATAAGACCAACCTGTGTATTAATAGCAGGAACTTCAATACCCGGAATAATTTCTGTAGTAATACTGCGGTGATATAATCCGTTTGCATTTTTTTCTTCTTCTTGACATAAAATATCAAATGTAATTGGATTCATACAGATAACATTTGGAGTGCCAAGATATTTGGTTTGAGCCTGTGCTTTAGCAATTTTTGTTTGAATAACCTGTGCAATTCTAGTACCTGTTGGAACTGTATCATCTTTATCTGTAATCTGATTTAAAATACCCATATATTTAAAATTAGAAGTATCATCTAATGATGGGCTATCACCATTCCAAAAATCATTAGCAATGGTTCTGTTATAATCAACTTTCATATCGTTGAGGTCTTTTGCAAGTAAATCTTGCATATAAGAACCATATCTTTTTTGCATTTGAGTATCGAACCATGAGTATTGAATACCAGTCATATACATACGAGGTAAAGCTTGTTTCCAATTACTTCTTTTATAATCTGTACTTAATGTTTTCTTTTTATAATTAGCCTCTTTACCAATACCTTCACCAACACCTTTTTGTGGGTCTACAGCTTCAGTATTAGAAGGAATATCATCTTGTTCATTCCATACATAAGGATATCCAAGAGTTTCTTGTGATGGAATCATATCTAAAAGAGGGAAAACTCGTCTTTGATAATCTTTTAAATCTGGGTCAAACGCATGAGTAACAAATGTATGTTCTCTGTCAATATTAATATTAGGTTTACCTGAAGCTTCTGCTTTTACAAGACCAGAATCGGTTTTTATAAAATCATAAGCTCCTGAAAAAATTCTTTTATTAGAACTCATCTACACATCAATCCTTTCGTTTTAAAATTAAAAATATTCTGTAAATTATTCAGGTAATTCTTCTCCAAGTTTGTTATATAAAGAATCCAATGCTACACCATTTTGGGAAGCTTCCATATGAACTTTAATTTTCTGTCTAATTTTCATATCTGAAGTTGCATTTGAAGCATCAATTTTTTTAAGCTTATTAATATAAGTTTCTTGACCTTCACCAACATCACTATTACCTGTATATGATTTAGGAGTTGGGATATTTTTATTCGCTTCCATTTTTTCTTTCATTTGTTCAATAGTAGCTTCAAGTTTTTTAATTTTGTCTAAAGTATCTCCATCACTTTTATTTTCATTATCTTCTTCACTCTGTTTTTGTACTTCTACTTTGTTTTCATCAGGTTTTTTATTTTCTTCTTGATGTTTTTTTAAGTCATTAATACTTGCTTTAATTTCATCAATACCTAAATTTTTTGTAACTTCTGCTGAAAGCATAGCTGCAATACTCGCCATTTCTTCTTTTGTCATATTTGTATCACCCTCACTTTTTTTATCATTTTCTAATTTTTGTAAACTCGCTACGAGTTTTTCTATATAAGTTTCTTCTCCCCAAGCTGCACATTTTCTCCACAATAAAGCACAACCAGCCGCTTCCCATTTATCAATAACTATATTACCTTCAGTATCTTCATAGCTTTCTGTTGGATATAATTCCACACTAAACCCCAAAGAACGTTGAGCATTAATAATAGTAGCTGCTAATTCTGGGAAAGTATCTTTCCAAACTACAATTTTAGCCATTAGTTTATTTTCTTCTTGCCAAGCATCTTCAATAAAACCAAAATACATACCAGAATACTTAGAACCATGTCCACTAAAAATTTCTGGGGTATAACCCCATTCATCAAAGATACAATTCATAGGTTGACCAATAAAAGATTTTATACAACTATCTGCTCCTTTTTGTGATAAGATGGCTTTTTTATTATCAGTTCCACATGGAGCATCTTCGCTTGAAGTTCCAATAGTGCAAATACAACCAATAATATACATTTTATTGCTATTAGAAGTAATCTCTAAATTATTTGCACTAAAACTTATAAGGTTTTTTGAGTCTTTTTCCATTTTATCCACCCCTTTCTTTAATTGTTTTGTTTTTACTATCAGATTGGTCTTTTATACTACCTACTCCGTTAAAACCATTAGTGCCTAACTCTTTATTAATAACAGCTTTTCTTTCATCACCAGCTAAATCTGCATAATCACTACTAAGAGGGTCAAAACCAATTTCTTTTCTCCATTCGTTTTGAGTAATAGTTCCTGCAATAAACGCATTATTTAATCTATCCCATTTTTTAGTTTTTAGATTTTCGCTATCTTCATAGACATATTTAAACTCAAGAATATCTCCAAAGCCTAAAGCATTTATTACATGAGTGTTATAAGCATCTTCTAAAAGTGATGCGTAAGGTTTTACTAACTCTTCAATGATACGTTCTTCTAAATCATCATTAGTAGAGCGGTCTGCTGATACATTAATCATTTTCTCAACAGGATAAGGAAAAGAATTTGAAACCATTGTAATTAAGAAATTAGACCAATTTATATATAAATTATCTTGTGTAAAACTTCTAGTTTGACAAGTTTTAACACCTTTACTACCACCAACAATAGGTATTTTTCCAGTTCCTTCGATTTCATTACTAAAATATTCTCTAAAAGCATCTATCATTTCTGGAGTTGCATTTTCCCCTAAATCAATAATCATATCTGCTGTTCTAATACGTACATTTTCATTAGCATTATCTTTTACTTCTAAAAAATTTCTAATATCATCATATGCTTTTAAAACAGGTGATAATCCAAAAGGTTTATAAGTAAATTTATTTTTACTTATAAAACACAATTCTTGTCTTGTAAAAAATACATTGCCTTTATCATTACACTGCATATATTTGTACGCATTAGGGTTTACATAATCTATAGGGATAACGTGCTGAATAGTTGCACCATCTATAGGGTATAAATACAAAGGGTGATTAGGATTTTTAGATTTACAAACTTCAAAACAACCAGCATCTAACGTTAACACATCATTTAAAAGCATTGCTTCAAAACTTCGTCTAGTTTGGTCAACATTTGGGAAGTCTATAATATTTTTAATAATTCTTATCTGTTTAGTATATTTTCTACCAGCAATTTTAGGTTTTATTTCATATTTCATTTTGGCTATCCTATCTTTTACTGCTTCAATAGGTTGAGATACAATAGGATTTTTTGCAAATTCTCTTAACTGCTTATATGATGGATTTTTAGGTAATGTACTTTTTGTTTTATTGTAAAATAAATTTGAACCATACCTATCTGTTGGTACAGATTTTGTATTTGGGATTTTAAACGTTGATGCCAAAATTCTTTTTAATTTCTCTAACAACCCTATCACTCCTCCTTTCATGTATAAGACTAATATCTGTATTTAATGAACCAAAGCATAATGTATTATTCCTACTTTGTAATAATGGTCTTAATGCCATTTCTAAACAATCCACACCATCATCACGGTCTTTTGGATAGTTTTTCATCTGTCGCCACAACATGACATGAGATTTATTAAACTTTATATAGCCATTTTTTATTTTAGGAATCATAGAATTTATTCTTCGTTCTTTTTTATCATTTGCTCCATGAGTAATTTCAATCCAATTAACATACATTCCTAAATCAATAAAATGTTGCTGTACTGTAGTTGCAAAAAAAGATTGAAATTGATTTGTTTCTACAACAAACCCTTCTAACAGGCTATAATATTTACCAATTATTCTTTCCATGTCTGCAATGATTTCTTCAACTCTACGAACTTTAACTGAAGCTTCTAATACATAAATATAATTATCTTCGCCCTCTCCCAATATAATAATTGCTGAAGTATCTGCTTTGCGATTTTTACCACAGCTAGGGTCAACAGCTCCATAAGCTCTTTTTATATTAGGTGGGTATTCATAAGTATTTTCCAGCAACCATTCTTCTTTAAATACTCGACTGTTCTCAGTTTGAGGGTCATTTTGGAACTCACTATTAAATGCTTCTTCGTCCTGCAAACGAGTTTCCATTAAATGTAAATACATATTTTCTCTTTGAGCTTCCCATAAAACTTCAGTACCCTCTAACATTTCTTCTTTATGTTCTAAATAAAAGTTTTTAGCAGTTTTATATGGGTCAGAATCTGATAAATCTGTCATTTTTTCTTCCCATTCTAACCATAAGGTTGATGTTGAAAATTTAATAACCGCTCTATATATTTTTCTTTGCCACATACTATATGTAGGCAATGTTAATAATTTATATAAAAGTGAATCATATGATAAAACTGTGCCAATAAAAAAGAAATCACAATTTGGAGAACCCATCTTCATTACAGCACTACTAAACCACTTATCTAACTTTGCTCTTTGTGTATCCGTTGCTACACTTTCTTCACTTTCTAAGTCATCAATTATAACTAAATCTGGTCTTGATTTTAAATTCAAGCCCCTCATTTGCTGACCTGCACCTTTTCCTACACAATAAATATCTGTACTTGTTAATATTTCAGAATTATTCCACTTAGATGCTCCTTGTAATTTTCCGAACACTTTAATGATAAGTTCATTAAACTCTAATTCCGTTCTTATTCGTGTTAAAAATAGACTAGCCATTTCGGCTGAGCAAGATATAATAATAATTGTCTGTTTATATCCATAGCAAATACACCATAAAGGAAAAGCAAAACTAACAAACGTACTTTTTGCGTGTCCTCGTGGTGCAGCTCTAACATTTTTAGTTTCTTCACTCTTATGATTAAAAATCATATCTTCTAAAGATTTAACTAAATCGTAATGAAATGTAGACCACGTTGATGAAAATTGCTCTCCTAAAAACGTTCTACAGAATTTTTCAAAATCATATCTACATTCTTCTTTTATTTTTGAATATTTATCTATCTCATCACTATTTGCTCTGTCTATACTTTGTTGATTTTGTGCATCTACCCCCAAACCATCAATAATTTCATCTAGTACACTCATGGTTTATCATCTTCTATAAAAGTACGAACAACAGAAATTGTTTTATAAAAATCCATTCCAGAAACTAACCATTCCGTTTCCTCAATCCTATAATTTTTAAAATATTCAAATAATTTCTTTTCTAAAAAAGTAGCATTTCTACATACTTCTGAATATAATTTACAAATTTTTAATCCTGTTGCATTTTCTATTTGTTTAAGACGTCTAGTAACATTGTTTGTAATACCAAGTTTAGTCCTACCGAGTTCATCATATAAAACATAAATGCTTTTTTTATCATTCATAAATCCACCTCAACGATATAATTCTTTATATTTTTTCATTTCAGCCTGATGTTCTCTTTTTGTTGCTTTCTCTGAAAAATATTTTTTACCATTTATTTTAGGTCTATTTGCTCTTAATTTTTTCTTTAATTTATCTCGTTTATTTTCGTAACTCATAAACTCACTCCTAGTCTTTGCATTGTTTTACCTTCATTTTTAGGGCAATTTTTCTTTATTGGAACAACATCATTTTCTTTTGGTATTTGCTTCAATAATTCTCGCATACAAACATCATTAATAATTTTTAATCTAAAACGATTCCAAACATCTAACCCAAATTCATCTTTAACCATATCTTTAAATCTATCCATACAATCTGATATTAAGCTGTATTTGTAAATTAAAGCTTGCGTCTGTGTAATTGTTTTAACTAAAGATTCTCTTCTAGCTAGTAAACGTTCATTTGATGTAACAATAGAAACATATAACTTAGTATTAATATCTTTATTATCTCCACTTTGAAAATCTTTCTCAAATTCTTCCAACATAGCATAGTTTAGAGCAATATTTTTTTTGACAACTGTTAAGCTATCCAACAATTCTTGATGTCCATTAATTGTCTTTTCTCTTTCGCCACTCATATCTCCAGTCAACCCTTTTTTTACACAATATGTATAAAGAGCTGTATATGAAGTATCTACTCCAAACTTTTCTTTAATAAGATTAACTATTTTTTTAAAGCTATTGCCCTCGTATCTCCATTTTTTTATATCTTCGTGCATATTATATTCATCAAATTTACTTCTTTTACCGACAGGAGCGTTATTTTTGACTACTAATTCATTTACGCTCACTTTCATCAACCCCTAATTACTTAAAATTTTTAGCTATAGTATAAACAACATTAACTGTTACACTATTTCCAGCTTGTCTATATAATTGTGTATCACTCAATCCATTCTCTCTTGCTCTATAATAAAAATCATCTGGAAAACCTTGTAATCTAAAACACTCAAGAGGTGTTAATTTTCTTATTCTCATTTCTGAAATATTTTTAATATTCTGATTTTTTATAGGATAAGAAAAGTTAGTAATACAAGTTGAATTTTTCTTTAAACCTTTAAAATCTCTAGCAGCTAAACAACTAGCAATAGAAACTTCTCTTTTTATATAATATTTAGAGCAACTTCCTTCCCCAAAAGGTTTATCTAAATAAACAGCATATAAACCTGTTTTAGCACCTAAACCACCAGCTTGACTTGCTAAAGCAGTAGAAACACCAGAAGCATCATATATTCTATATCCTTGTGATACACCACTTGTTATCTCTTTGAGTTTGTTAGGATTTTTTCCACCTGCTCTTTCAAGAGCTAATCTAAAACCACCAATGCCTGAAAATAAATCAATAAAATTAATAATTAATCACCTCAAACTCACTGCGGGGGAGTTTTCCCTCAAATGTGTTATTTTTTACTACCAAAATATCTTTACTCATAATTATTTAATATCCCTCAAATTAATCTTTCACTGTAAAATTTTCCCATTTCTTATAAACATCAACATAAGTTTCATTTTTATCGCCATTATAAGTAATTTCATAATACATTCCATCTGAAACACTTGTACTAACTAATGCTTTCCAATTCTGCAACGTCTTACTAAACCAAACTACATAAACATCATCTAGTGTAATTTGCTTATTATCAGTTTTATCTACATGAGAATTAAAATAATTCATTACTATTTTTCTTGCTTTTTCTTGTCTTTCATTTGCCATTTGTTTCACCTTCTTTAAACCCATTGTCTGCCAAAAATAAAATATCATCTAAAAAATTATACATATGAGCTTTCATTCCTAATTTAGTAAAATATGACATAGTTTCAAATGTTTCTGGTTTAATTCTAAGACCAGCATTAATATATCTATTTACATCAGATTCAACAATTTCTTTGCCATTATCTAATTTAAAATATTGCTTTTCAAACACATCTTTAGGACACCAAGAAACGTAGTTATCTGGGTAATAAATTCTATACCCATCATCACCTTCTTTATGACCTTTAAAATCTTTCCATGCCTTACATGGTTCAGCTTTAATTTTCTTTACGCTAATAAATGTTTCCATTCTAACATCTCCCTTATTTTTTATTAACCGACTTTTACAACTTTAAGCATTGCACCATTCAGACCTTCGCCTTACATCTCAATAACTTCTAGTTTATTCAACAAGTAGGAAGAATAAGTCTGAGCCATAAGGAGCTACCTTATAACTTCTTATCCCTATGTTTGCCCTACGTGAGATTGATTACTCACAAATTTCACCTATCATTCAGAAATTATTAATAAAAGTTTTCTTGATTATAATTTCTTGAGAACAGTTTTTTTAGGCATCTGGACTGTTCAAACCAGCTTTGGCTACTTTTACTAAGTAATGTGTTATAGTAAGATTTCTCTTACGTTCAATGCCAATAGCTTACTTGACATTCAGTTAGCTCGATTTAACTGTCAGATTAAATGGCATAGCTGATTATTCTCCACTGGAGCGTCTATTATCGCTACCACACAACTTATGTTTTAACTAGCGTTACGATTTGCACACATTGTTATTCTTTTGGTTTACCCAATCGCTTTGCATTGTTACCTTTGCAAAAAAGCTCAACTTCAGCAATATCTCACCAAAGTCCTACTCAATCTACCAATGTTCCATGAAGTTTGATTAGAACGTTTTCACATGGTTGAATAATACAATGCTTAAAGTTGTAAAAATAAAAACCCTAATGGGTGCAACACCATATAAGGTGTCGCAAGCAATACAAACTAAAAAAAGGATACAACCTCAGTCATATCCTTCTAAAACCATGTCGCAACTGGTTTTAATGTCTTTCATTTTTACTTGTATAACGATTTTTACTTAGTGTGTCTTTACCTTAGCTACTAGGTATCGTTATTAGGTGAATCCACTCTGTCAAAGCGAAACACAAAAACCTTTATAATATTGGCATCATTAAAGACACCATTATTTTCTTTTGGCTGCCTAAACAGGACTCGAACCTGTATCTTTCGGATTAACAGTCCTACGCATTACCAATTATGCTACTAGGCAATTTGGCAACCTGTATTGGAATTGAACCAATAATGACGGAGTCAAAGTCCGTTGTTTTACCATTAAACTAACAGGCGATTATGGAGGAAGCGGTAGGATTTGAACCCACGCATGATATCACTATCACCTCACTGTTTTCAAGACAGTTCTCTTAACCAGACTTGAGTACGCTTCCATATGGTACAAGCGATTGGAATTGAACCAATGACACGAGGAGCTTCAATCCTCTGCTCTACCAACTGAGCTACACTTGTATTTTGGTACGTGAGGTAGGAGTCGAACCTACGTTGTATCTTACGTGGTTGATTTACAGTCAACTGCCTTCGCCACTCAGCTCACTCACGCATATTTGGTGTGAAAGGAGGGACTCGAACCCTCATGTCATAAGACAATGGATTTTAAGTCCACTATGTATGCCAATTCCACCACTCTCACATTTAGCACAGAAAGAAAGATTTAAACTTTCCTTATATGGCAGATAGGAAGGGATTTGAACCCTTGCACGATTTCTCGCCTAGCTTCTTAGCGGGAAGCTCTCTTTACCTCTTGAGTACCTATCTACATTGGAGCTACCGAAAAGACTCGAACTTTCAACCTACTGATTACAGGTCAGTTGCTCTACCAGTTGAGCTACAGTAGCAAATAAGAAGTAATTCAAAGTAAGCAGATTATATAACGGACAAAACAATCATAAGCGGGATTTATGTGTTTTTACTTAAATAAGAATCCATTAAGAAATCGCTTAACTAAGACTTCAAATTACCCTTACATTATCTATTCATTTTTTAGCGTTTTGTTGCGTGTTTTTAGCAACTTTTTTTAATTATTTCACTAAAAAATTAAATTTTTTCATAGAACACATTTTAGTTGGACAGTTAATGGCTTCTTTTCGTACTCCACCACAACATTCAATACAATTTTTAATAATAGCATCAACTAAAAGTTCATTCTTCTTAATTGAAGATAGTTTTTCAAATTTTTCTTGAAAACTTTTTGCCAATTTTATATTCTTCCTTTCTTATTGTTTATGTGTTTAGGTGGCTTGTTACACTTCGCCCCCTACCCCCATAAACTTACTTTTGGTATAACTCTTTCCTACTGCTTCGCAGTATGCCTTCGGCATAGTTATTATATATATTCTTATCTTTTATTCTTCTTAACCAAGGGATATATTTCCCACCCAAAAGAAAAAGGGTAAAAAGAAAAGTTAAAATATAAACAACTTATGCGTTTCATCAGAAGCTCGTTTAAAACTCCCTACACTATCTATTCATTTTTCATCATTTTGTTGCGTGTTTTTAGCAAAAAAAATAAATTTTAATCAAATTTTAATCTTTTAGGTAAAGGCATAAAAAAAGCACCCACGATTGCTCGCAGATGCAAAAAAATGACTATCTATATGGGTATCTATATTTTTATCTATATGTTATCTATATGTTTATCTATATATTATCTATATGTTATCACCCACGTTCATGATAGAAAAAAACACGAAATAAGGTTGAATTTCATTTTTAAACCATAGTTTATTTTATCATTTTACCACTGGTTTAATATAAAAAACTTGCATAAATTATTACATTTTTGGTATAAATTTTGTCGCAGTACTAAAAACCACAGGTACTTCCATATGAAAAGCCCAAAAGGAATAAAAAAAATCACCACCACCGACCAACCCTTTAAAATCAAGGCTTGCAGGCTATCCAATAAGCTATAATATACATTATAGCCTGTTATGCTTCATGGTTAATCATAACTAAAAGTTATTATTTACATATGTATAATACTATGTATTTATATAATTTACATAATATTCTGTCTTTTATTATTATACATATATCTAAATTGTTATAAATAACCTACAATTCAATAAAATGAAATAAACTTTTATCTATTACATTTTGTTATAGATATATAAGCTTAAGCAGTTAAGCATTTATAAGCATTTTACTTTTTCAACTTCTAGTTATCAATCAATAATTGCTATTCATTAGCTTAAACTACTATTTACAACCCAATATCAATCAATATCTATGATTAAATTATAATTATTATCCATTAGTTTAATTTATCTTTCAACTACAATTTAACATAAATAACAATTACAATTTAATATATAATTGCTATTAAAGGCAATTACAATTTGATAAATAATATTAATATCTAATTGATATCTATAAATTATCTTTTGTTCTTAATTATCCATTGCAACTAAGATTAATACTATAATGTTACAACTTTACACTATAATATATATGTGTCTACTATATATTTACAAGTATATTTATATATATATTATAGGCTTTTATATATATATGATATATACCTAACTAGCATCTTATATAAATTTTATTTATATATATTATATATTGTTATAAATTATATAAATATTAATACATGATGCTAGTCATATTTACATATTTTATTTTCTCTTTTAACGTGCCTAGCAAGCCAATACAGGCTTTTTTATATACTGTTAATATAAATATATTAACCACGTTAAAAAACCGCTCACAATCAAAAATCAATTCTAAGGCACTTTACAAGCTCATATAAAAGATTTTATATTAATGAATATAAATATATATCCACTTGTAAAAAATCGCTTATATGAGCTTGTAAGGGCTTTATATAATAAATCTGCGGTTATGTTGTATTAATAATGAACAGTCTAGCATTTTTAATATATTTAATACTATATCTAGCCTTAAATTATTATTGTTAACTGCTCTATTGAAAGATGGTTGACTAATAGCAGTATTATAAGTGCTATTATAGATATATACTAATTGCGTTTGGCTAATTCTGTAACGACTACAAATATAATCTATAAAGTCTTTTGAATTTTTTATATTTAATTCTTCTATATTATTATGTGCTTGATAAATCATTTTTTAAAATTCCTAAAAAAATAACAAAAAAGTTATTGACATTATAGCAAAATTGTTATAATATATACGTGTACCAAAGATAAGCCATAAAACAATAAATACGGCTTGTTTTTAAATTTAACATTTTTTAATATAACAAAAAAGTTATTAAAAAAATAACAAAAAAGTAGTTGACATTATAACAAAAATGTTATATTATATAAATGTACCAAGGATAAGCTATAAAAACAAATTATAGCTTATATAAAAGCGTTGAATATAGTTCAATAAAAATATTGAATTATGTTGAGTGCTTTTATAGGCTCAGTTCTAATGTTCTTTTAAAATTGAATAAGCTCAAGGGATAAAGATATTGAGCATATAGCAGACCCTGAGGGTAGAACAGTAGGGGCGAGCTATGTGTGATGATATATCTCCTTATGTTGGCTTAATCGACAACGTACGTGAAGGCTTGAGAGCGTCAAACCATGCTTGTACAGATGGGGCGATATCTCTTGTTAGTAGCCACAGGCGGAGCTATAAGCTCTGTGGGGTATAATTTATACCTTAGTCGAGGATTGTCGCCATTAGGTAGAGGACGTGAGAATCGTGCTGACGTGAGCGAACTGTGCTTTTTGTTCAAAAATTCCACCGCCTTATTTTTACAAGGTGCTGAATGGTGCTTGTATAGACTGTTCAGCCTTTGTATATATCCTCAAGGTAGGTTTATTATATCATACTTTGAGAATATATACAAGGGTAAACCTTGAATAATTATAAATAAGGTGGAATATAAAATGGAAAAAATCAAGGAAGTTGACATTATATTTGATTGGGGAATGAATGAGTCTTTAACCGAATATTATACAAGATTTCTTACAGATGATTTTGTGTACACTTTTGGTGTAAAAAGTATGGACGAAGTGCCATATAATTTATTAAATAACACATTCTTAGATTATCTGTATGAGAATTATCTCAATACTAGCGAAATGTTAGATTATCAATTAGATAATAATATTATCATGATTACAGATGATTGTAAATTCTCAATACCTATAGGCAATAATCTAAAATATATTATTCAGCCTTTTGGGTGTGAAAAGTATTGTATTCATAACAATGGTATTGATGTTATGTTTAAAGGTATATTAAAAGGTAAAGAATATAATTATATTTTCAGAAAAATTAATGGCTCAAACGAAGAAAAAGAAGTCTTTATGCAACACGTAAGAAATAAGACTTTAACTAATGAAATAGTAAACAAATTTACTAAACCATTAGTCCCTTTTGTACTTGATTGCTTAGTTAAGGATTGAACCAAAGGGCATAAGTTAGGACTAGCGTTTTAGCTTGTGCCTTTTATTGAGTTCTTAACAACTCAAAACATTAAATAAGGTGGAATTTAAAATGACAAATGATTTATATTTAAATGTGTATCTCACAAATTTAGGTAAATACACTGAAGGTGAGCTTCTCGGAAAATGGGTAGAAGTTACAACTGATACTGATTGGAAAGAAGAGCTTAAATCCATTGGGGTTGCTGATAATACAGAATATGAAGAATACTTTATTACTGACATTGAAAGCAACTTTGGTTTACATGTAAATGAATATACTTCTTTACAAGAACTAAATGAGATAGCTGAAAAAATAGAAGAAATCAATAATGAAAATCTTCAAATAGAATTTCAGTCAATCCTAGAATCTCTAGGCTATGACAACTTTGAAGAAGCTTATAATATTTGTATAGATGGTAATTATTGGTATTGTGATGATGTATTCACAGATGAGGATTTAGGTCAATATATTGTTGATGAAGGCTTATTCGGTATAGAAATACCTGAAAAACTTGCCTATTATATTGACCATGAAGCTATTGGCAGAGATACTAGACTAAACAATGGGGGCTGTTTTGTAACAAACGGCTACATTGAAACATTCTAAGAGTTGAATTTGAAGGCACAAGTTAGGGTTAACAACTTTAATTTGTGCCTTTTATTGAGTTCTTAGAACTCTAAATCATTAAATAAGGTGGAATTATTATGACAAACAAAACAATTTTTGATTGGGATTACAAATATAATTCAGATGATTATTTCAAAGATTTACAATCGGAATATTCAAAAGATGAATTATTAGAAATGTTTTCTGTAGACAATGTTAATGACATATCAGATGAAAGTATATCTAATTCTTTTTATGACCAACTTAATGAAAATTATCAATGTGATAGCGATTTATTTGACGTATTGTTAGATAATAATATTATTGCTTTTGGTGATGTTGGTACATGGCGAGGTAGTTTTTTAGGCTATAGAGAATTAAGCAACAATTTAAATGAAATATTGAATAGTTTAAATTGTGATTATTATTGTGTCTATAGAGATAGATTTAATATTAGACATGAAGGCTGTCATCATGATGGTAGTAATTTTATATTGCTTAGAAAATGGAGAAAAAACATTACAGACCCACAAAAAGATAAATTTAAGGAACATATTAGAAATAAGACGTTAACTAATAGAATTATTAATTATTATACTGAAAGTCTATTACCATATGTTACTAAAATTATTGGCTAAATTTCTAAGGATTGAACTAGAGGGCATAAGTTAGGACTAGCATCTTAATTTGTGCCTTTTATTGAGTTCTTAGAAGCTCAAAACATTAAATAAGGTGGAATTATTATGGCAAACAAAAAAAGTAAACTTAGTAGACTAGAAAATCAGATTTTAGAAGCTAGAGTTTATGTCAAACGAGGTCTTTATGAATCGTTTTATGTACAAGATGGGTCGGTATATTTAATACCAAACCAAAATAGAAGGCTTTATGAAGATGAAGTATGCTTTTATTGTGCAAAAATAGAATACCAAAGACAGACATATATAAACAAGTTAAATCAGAAATTTATTCGTAAAATTTATAAATTAGCATTGCTAATTAAAAATCACATTAATGACGAATATGATTATGATTTTGAGGATTATGCTTTTAAGCATTTTTCTTATATAATAGCTGAACTTCTTGATTTTATAGAAGAAAATTATTTTGATGGTAGTAATTGTTTACCTGCAACTTTAAGCGTGATGTACGACTTAGCAAAATTTATAAGAGGTGAACAAAAAAATGTTTAATGATACAGAATTATTAATAGCAGAAGCCATCACAGTGATTGCATTAGTAATGTGCTTTTTTGCAACACTAGAAGAAATAAAGTCTACTCTTTTCTTATTAAGCTCCATTATTGGGGTTGATGTCATTTTAAAATTATTACAGTGGATATCTAAGAGTTGAATTTGAGGGCATAAGCTAGAGTTAATAACTTTAGTTTGTGCCTTTTATTGAGTTCTTAGGGACTCTAAATAATTAAATAAGGTGGAATTAATTATGAGAACAAAAGTCGTTTATATAACAGAAATGTATAGTTCTAACCGAACTTATACCAACTGTTTTAAACATATTGATGATGTATGTGAGTATATTAGAAAAAGATATAACAAAAATATCAGTATTTTTGTATTTAGAATGAATGTTAAATTAGTCAATAGAATGACTAATAAAGAATTAAGCAAAAATCTTGTTTTGCGTATAGCTCAATACAAAAAAAGAAAAAACACTTATAATCCTAGAGATGAGTATATTTGGATTGCCCAAAATGATTGTGGTGATTGGGTTATAGATGAAATGTGTGGCGACTTAGACAAAAGTACTTTAATAAAGTATTTTAGATTAGTTGAGGATTGAACTAGAGGGCATGAATTAAGAGATATTCTTAATTTGTGCCTTTTATTGAGTTCTCAATGACTCAAAATATTAAATAAGGTGGAATTGAAATGTTTATTGAATATAACAAATTAAGCGTAGAAAAACAATACGAGGTTTATCGTAGATATGAAAATATTGTAGATAAAGAGGTAGATAAAGTATTTGACGCTAGACACGATTATCTAGTAGAAGAATTAAACTCTACATTCGGTTGCTGTTTTAAAAATGATGACATAGTCATTAACAATCATGGTGTATATGGTATTAGTATATATGCTTGTATTTTATTTTATGATGATAAATGTTATCCAAATTATCCAACGGAAATAATATCCGATAAACTACTCAAAGATTTTGCAAGAATAAAAGGTATAGATAAAAGAAGATATCACGTTTTACAATCTTTAATAAAAAATGGAAGTATATATTTTTATCTTGATACCGATTTAAATGATATTGAGATTGATGACGAGAGTGGTTATAAATCATTATATAAATACCCTAGAGTAAATCATCTCATTAATGAGTATGCAGATTTTTTGAGAAAAAAACTAAATGAACTTATTTCAGATTGTGAAGCTGATATCGACTATTATTGCAATGAAAGCGATTTTGTAGATGAAGTATTTGAAGAAAATTATTTGTTTGATGAACACACGCTTAAAATTAAACCTAAACAACAATAAGACAATTTAAGGCACTTTATAGCAATATAGAGTGCCTTTCTTATTTGTAGATTTCTATGAGTACATAAACTTGAATTTATGTGTTCTAAAAATTTATAAATAAGGTGGAATTAATTATGACAAAAGAAGAAATTTTACAAGATGTTTCAAATAAATTTAGATACACAGATAATTTATTTGATTTAAATGATTACATGAAAGCAACATATAATCATGATATCTTTAATGATATATCATATGGAAAAATTCTTGAAAGTATATTGGATAATGCTTACGGAAATCTTATATATAATGCACCTTGCGAAAAATACGAATATCGTCGTGCAGATGGTAGTGTAATAGTTTGTGATGAAGTTGACATTGTGATAGAGTTCTTTCTCGATATAGAGTCTTTTAAAAGACTATGTAAGCTTTATGAAGAAGATGAGATTATATTTTGGCTATATGATTGGAAAAAGGAATTTAAAGATGCTAAGTTCTTTATTACAAATGTAAAAGAACTCTAAGGATTGAATTAGAGGGCATAAGTTAGAGTTAACAACTTTAATTTGTGCCTTTTATTGAGTTCTTAGAACTCTAATTTTTTAAATAAGGTGGAATTTAAAATGAAATTTAGTGCTGAAAATATTTTAAAGGTAATTAGAGAAGAGAAGAAATCTCATCTTGATAGTTTAATTTATGAATTAAATGGGAATTATTCAGATAAAACTGATATGGCTGATTTAAAACTAGAAGCTATAAGGTTATTAGCTGAAAATCACATTCGTTTTTCTGAATTAAGCACAAAAAGTAAACCTACAGCGAATATAATCAAAACAATAGAAAAAGAGTTAATTAAAATCAGAAAAGATAATTACCAAATTCCTAGTAGAGAACCTTTTGGCTATGTATATATTCATGATGACGTTGCAGATTTAACTGATATGCACTATGCTATCAGATTATCTAAAGATGTTGTAAAAGACATTAATAAACAATTCATTTGGACTGAAGAACGTCAAAAAGAAGTACAAGATAATAGTCGTAAACAAGGTTATGTAGTATTAGGCGGTTATCCTGATTTTGCAAGGGTTTTACCTAAAGAATTTAATTCTAAAATGTCATTAGACATTAGAGATTTAAAGAAATACTTTATGATACATGGTAAGCCTGATAAGTATGAACCTTTTGAGCTTCAAACAGCAGATGGCAAAAAACACGTAAACGCTAATTATTTAAAATTTGTTTTTAAAATACTAAATACTAATACTTTATATGTGTTTACTAATAAACCTGAAAATTCAACTATTGGTTTTTCGACTAGCCAAGAATGGTGTTATAATGGAGCTAATATTGCTGTAATGTCGCCTTTAATTATTAAAAGCTAAGAATTGAACTTAAGGGCATAAGTTAAGGTTAACAACTTTAATTTGTGCCTTTTGTTGAGTTTTTAGAACTCTAAATTTCTAAATAAGGTGGAATTATTATGTATTTAAAAGTACACTTATCTAGCGAATCTGATTCCAAATGGATTGATTTAACCAAAAATCCTAATTTAGATAAAATTTTAAAAGAATTAGGGGTTAATGAAGGAGATGATGTTGATATTAGTGATATTGATACTGATATTGATTTTGACTTTAGCTTCATAGAATTAGAAGATATACCGAGTATTATTGATATCTTTAATAATATAGTTGCTGATAACCTCGAAAATGACTTTAAAAAATTATTACAATTAGGTTTAGACTTTAACGACACTTATTACAAAATGTTAGAAGGCTCATATTATATATTTGAAGCCAACGATATTTATGATATAGGTGTTTATATGGTTAATAATAACCATTGGAATCATAAGAGAGATGATATTCCAGAAGATGTATACGAAGCTTTAGATTTTGAAAAAATAGGTGAAGAGTATTACAACTCATGGGAATGTGATTTCATTGATGGGGAATGTGTAGCACTTTCATAATTAAGGGTTGAATTTGAAGGCATAAATTAGAGTGAATAACTTTAGTTTATGCCTTTTATTGAGTCCTTAATGGCTCTAAATTTATAAATAAGGTGGAATTTAAATGGATAACTTTAAGCAAATTCAAATTCAAAAAATGAAAAATCTGTCAGATATAATCAAAACAGACCTCGATACTTTATCTCGCAATATAGATTTAATAAAAAAAGACTTTGATAAATCTGCAACAGATAAATATTTTAACATAAAACATATGGATAGATGGCAATGCAATGTCATGAAAAACATAGCATCAGATATTCAAAAAGCTAATGATGAATTATGGGCTATTGGTCAATGTTTAGAGCAATTTGAAAAAATTTATCAAAAACATAATATAACTTCTAAGGATTGAATTTGAAGGCATAAGTTAAGGTTAACAACTTTAATTTATGCCTTTTATTGAGTTCTTAGAACTCTAATTTTTTAAATAAGGTGGAATTTAAAATGAAAGGTAATAATACTATTAAAAGAATTACAAAAGCATTGTCTAAATTACAATATCAAATCATTAATGGCAAGAGATTAGATGTTTTTATGAAAAAATATAATTTTCAGCGGATACCTTATTATGGTAATGAAAGTGATAACTACACAAGAATTAAATATTTTGACGATACAACTTGTATTACTATCTACGCAAGAGAATATCAAGCAAATGTTTATGAATTATTAGGTATTGAAAGTATTAAAACAGAAAAAGATGTCAAAGATGAAATAGTACATGAAATAATGACTATGTGTCTTAATCATGTATATTCCATTATGGATTATGATGTTAATTATGACATCATGAGCTTAGGAGGATATGACATATTTGATGATATTAGCTATTCTGATTTAATTGACGTTAACGAATCTAATGGTTGTGGAAGCATGGTACATTGTGTACCTTATGTATGGTTTGACTTTGACCCTTATTCTCAAGAATGGGAAGAAACTAAATTATATTTTGATGTTTTAGTTGAATATAAAATTGATAAAACAAGCTTAAAACATCTTATAGATATCACTAATAATAATGATGATGATATTGATTGGGAACAAGAATTTAGAAATGGAACATTGAAAGTTGTTGATATTTTAGGATTTTAAGAGGTGAAATAATGTTTATTACATTTTGTGTGGCTTTGATTTTATGGGTTATGTTGTATAGTCCTAAAAAATTATAATTAAGGGTTGAATTTGAAGGCATAAGTTAGAGTTAACAATTCTAATTTATGCCTTTTATTGAGTCCTTAATGGCTCTAAATATTAAACAAGGTGGAATTTAAATGGTTAAAGATGCAACAATTAAAAAAATTAATGACAGAATAAGTTATCTTGAATGGGTAATTAGCGATTTAAATAATCAAGATGTTATTAAAGCTTATAAAAAAGAAATTGAGTTTTTAAATACACTTAAAATTACTCATGATGCAGATGTTAAAAATTGGATAAGTTATATAAAGAAAGGTGATATGCCTATGTATGAAATTATTAATTTAACTCCACATGATATTAATTTACTGCTAGAAGATGATACAATAACTTTCAAGTCTAAAGGTGTTGCTAGAGTGCAACAAAAAGAAAGCATTGACGATTATTTTGACAGAATACCTCTTTACAAAAAGGAATATGGTGAAGTAGAAGGCTTACCAGAAGAAGAAGAAGGCATTTATTACATTGTATCTTTCGTTGTCGCTAATGTACTAAAGGGGAAACGAAACGATTTATTAATTGTTACTAAACCAGAACGCAATAAAGATGGTCAGACTATAGGTTGTTATGGTTTTGCACGTATTTAATTTAAATTAATATAGTATATCAAGCCCTTAGAAATTAATCTAGGGGCTTTAATTTTTAAAAAAAGTTAATATAAAGGAGATTTATTACTATGTTAGAACTTAGAAAAGATTGTATTCAAGGAAAATATGTGTTATATACAGTTTATGATTTTTTAAATGATAATCTTATATATGATTATTTTATTGAAACGGCAGATGAAGCAAGCAAAGGTAACAGCTTGTTAAAAGAAACGTTTTTCAAAAAATGGGCAGATAAAAGACCTAATGTACACCCATATTCAAGAAATTATAACAATGATATAAATAGCATAAAATCAGCATTAGATAAGCTTATTGAACTTAATAATTCATTATCTATTGTGCATATTATGGGCGATTTACAGCAAGAGCTTACTTTCTATCAGATGGCTAAAATATTAAAAGAACCTATATTTATTAAACAATTATCAAATATTATTAAATCAAATTCTTCTCAATTTAATAAATTGGATTGCATTAAAATATCTGATAATGAACGTGTGGAAATAAAACAAAAATACATTATTCTTATGGAAGAAGATAACATTCAGAAACAAACTTCTTTATTACACGCTAGAAATTCAATCGTCCCTTTCTTTGATGCGTTAAATTCTTTTAATCAGTCATTTATTCATGGCGAAAATCGTGAACTTGACACTTTTGAAGGTAAGAAAATAATATTAAAATTTAATGAAATAAAATAAGGTAATTAAAGGCACTTTATAGCAATATAGAGTGCCTTTCTTATTTGTGAATTTCTATGAGTACATAAACTAAAATTTATGTGTTCTAAAAGTTTATAAATAAGGAGCAAAAATTATGTTTGAGAAATTTTTAGAAGAAATAGAAATCAGTAGAGAAAGAAAAACTTTTTTGCAATACAGAAGAATTTTACAAATTTTTGATGGAAAAGAAATATCTATTGAAACAGTAAAAGAGATTATGGCAATGGATATTTCAATGAACACTAAAAAACAATATCTATCTACATGGATAAGAGCGTTAAAATTTGATGGTATTGAATGTAGCAGCGTAGCTAAATTTGTAAAAAATTTACGTACACAAGAAAAAGCTAACATTAGTCCTGAAAAAGATGATGTGGAACACGTTATTACATTTATTAAAGACCCTAAAATAAAATTGGCTGTTGGATTAATGTCTTATGCTGGTTTACGAATAAATGAAGTAACAGGAATCATTATGGAAGATGTTGATTTAAAAAACAATAGATTTGTAATTCGACAAACCAAAAATCATACAGATAGGGTTTGCTGTATAAGTCCTAAATTAAGAAAATTGTTCTTATATTGGTTAAATAGTTCTCAAAGACAAAAAAGAGGTGTATTCTTATTTAATTCACCTCGTGGTGATAAATATTCAACATCATATTTTAAAGATGCTGTAAAAAAATGGTGTAAGAAATTAGGTCATGAGCATTTGCATTGTCATGCTTTTAGACATTATTTTGCTACTAATTTTTATCAAAGCAGTGGTAGTAATATAGCTTTAACAGCTAAGGCTTGTGGTCATAAGAGCATAAACACGACCATGAAATACATTGCTACAAGCGTATCAGACATGGCTAGTGTCGTAAATAAAATATAAATTAAGGAGATTATATGATGGATAACGAAAAAATCATTAATAAAATAATTGCTTTATTAAATAAAACTGTTGAAAATGGTGCTTCTAAGGAAGAAGCCATAGCTGCTAGTCTTATGGCTCAGCGGTTAATGAAAAAATATAAAATTTCTAAAATAGTAAATACTACTAAAGCTCAAGATGTTATTAGACATAACATTAAAATACAAAATAAAAAATGGATATACTTTTTAGCTCAAATAGTTGCTAGAAATTTTTGTTGTACTGCTATAAGAGAAAAGCATATTAATATTGCAACAAAACGCTCTGCATCAACTATTAAATTTTATGGATATGAGAAAGATGTACAAATTGTAACAAAAATGTTTCATACTTTATGTATGATTATTGAAAGAGGAGCAAAGAAACAAATACAAATATCAAAATTAAAATATGGAACAGCAAAAGGTGTACAAAATGTTTATACGTTTTCATTTTTAAAAGCTGCTGAAGATGCTCTTAGTGAACAATGTCGAGCTTTGCAATTAGTTATTCCTAATGAAGTACATCTTATGGTTGCAAAAGATTTCCCATCTGTAAAAACAAAAAATATTAATATAGGTGTTAAACATTGTAATCCAAACGCTCTATATGATGCAAAAAAACAAGGTGAGAAAGATGGTCGAGAAGCAACCGAAAGAAAAAAAGTTCAGTAGGTGAAATATATGGTGGCTAGGATTAAAGTTGAAAAGAAACAAACCAATTTTACTATTGTTCCAAATGAAATTCTGCAATCTAAAGATTTGAGTTTGCAAGCAAAAGGTCTTATTGCACAATGCTTAAGCTTTCCTGATAATTGGAATTATTCTATTAATGGATTAGTTGCAGTGGTAAAAGAAGGGAAAACAGCAGTAATGAACACTATTAAAGAATTAGAACGTCATGGCTATGTTAAAAGAAATAGAATCCATGATGAAAATGGCAAGTTTGCAGGCATAGAATATGTTATTACTGATTACCCAAATTTGGATAAACCGCATACGGAAAACCTGAATATGGTAAAAACTCAAGTAAATCAACCATATGCAGGAAAACCGAATATGGTAAAACCGAATACGGATAAACCAATTTCGGAAAATCAGCCACAAAATAATACTATATATAAAAAAGAAAATAATATAAATAATAATATAGTATTAGATATAAATATAATTAATGATTATATAGATAAAAATAATTTGAAATTTGTTAATGCTAGAGAATTTTATAATTATTATTCGCAACGTGGTTGGAAAACAAATGCTGATGAACCAATTACAAATTGGCAAGCTTTGTTAGTAAATTGGAATAATCGGAACAAAATCAGAATAGAAGAGGAAAGAGAACGACAACGCAAAATAAATGAACGTCATAGTTATGCTGTTGATTCTCATAATGTTCCACAATCTGTGCCTTTAGAAGTTCCTGAATTTTCACCTGAGCAAGCGAATAGTTTTTTAAGTAGACTAGCAAGTAATGGAAAACAAAGTAATATAATACAATCCTTAATTCAATCTGTAGTTCAAGGAAAGGAGATTAAGTAATGTACAGAATAAATAAATCTGCTAATACTAATATAACGTTTTATATTTATCTTAAGCGGTATAAGGTGCGGTGGATTTTTTTTAAAAAAAGACTTGCAGGTAGGTATTTCTCTGTTAATATAGAGAATGTAGTTAAAAAGATATGAAAGAAGGATTGTATCTCGTGCTAAGTAATTTGAAAACGGTTGTTATCCATGGTGATATTTGTTATTTCCTAGCAGATGTATCAAAAGCTATTCAATATAAAAGTTATGTACCTAAAAAATTATTGAAAGGTATTCCTAAAAGTGAAATAAGGGAAGCATATCGCCCTGATTATTATAAAAAGTCTGTAAACAGAAAATTTATTTGTGTAACTGAAAAAGGGGCAAAACAAATTATAGCCAACAAAGAAGGTAACACAAGTAAAAATACTAAGCTCTCTTTTACAGAAAGAATTAATTTAGCACGAAAGTATCGTGTAAGTGAAGGATTTATCACTGCTCATTTATATGCAGGAGATTTAGAAAAACAATTAGAATATAGACGGAAATATTTTGGAATTGAAGATACAGTAAAATCATATAATTGTAGAGATTTTACTAAACAAACAATATGGTAAATATAGAATAAACTAAATCTTCAAAAGATTGCGTCTATTATTGTATACTTAACATAGATGAAAACGAGGGTTTTTAATGGATAAAAAAGTTATAAATTATATTCCTCACTTCAAATATATTAGCGAGGAATTAGAAAAAGAGATATCTCAAGAAAAGCGAAAAAATCTTATATGTACCTTATGTTTAATTGTAGGTGCAACAATGATGGTAGGATAGGAGAAACATATAATGAATGAATTACAACTAATTAATGAAAATGGAAAAATTTATGTAGATAGTCGTCAAGTGGCTGAAATGATTGGAAAGCGTCATGCAGATTTAATGCGTAGTATTGATGGTTATATAGAAATTTTAGGTCAAAACGCAAAATTGCGTTCTGATAATTTCTTCGTTAAATCAACCTATCAAGCAGGAACTGGTAAAACTTATCCTCGTTACAAAATTACTCGCAAGGGTTGCGACATGGTCGCAAATAAATTAACTGGTGAAAAAGGTGTATTATTTACTGCTGAATATGTAACCAGATTTGAAGAAATGGAAAAACAGATAAAAACGCAACAATTATTACCTGATTTTAATAATCCTGTTGAAGCTGCTAGAGCATGGGCAAATGAAGTGGAAGCTAAACAAAAAGCTTTAGTAGCTTTAGAGCAAGTTAATAAAGAACTTGAAGAAGCACAGCCTAAACTTACGTATTATGATACTATTCTTAATTCCGTTGGGACTATGACTAGCAGTCAAATTGGTGCTGATTATGGAATGAGTGCTATAAAATTAAATAAAATTTTAAATGAGCAAAAGTTGATTAAAAAAGTTAATAATCAGTGGATTTTATATGCAAAATATCAAAATCAGGGTTTGACAGAAAGTAAAACTTTTGATGTTGAGCATGGTTCTATTGTAGGCTCTTATGTTTCTACTAGATGGACGCAAAAAGGTCGCTTGAAAATCCACGAAATATTAACCAAATTAGGTTATGTTGCAAATGTTGATAAAAGTATAAATCGTTTGAGTAAGAGAGATAAATTTGTTGCACAAGAAAAAGCAAGACAATTATCTCACATTGCATAACAAAATAAAAACCTAGAGGGTATATTTTATACTCTCTAGGAACAAATAAAAGGTGATATATATGAGAAATAAACATTTATTATATGAGTTTATGAAAGAAAATCGTTTGCAATATAACGTCCCATTTTGGGTTGAAAATAAAATGGGGAAAATTCAATATGTCATTAAAGAAAATAAAAAAGAAGATGTAGGATTTAACATTATGGCTTTTTTACCTGAAACTAATGAGTATATAGAGTTAGATATTAGTAGATTAACAAGAATTATGTTTGATAATAGTTATAAAATTATTAGACCAACTTGGAAACCAGAAGAAGGACAACGCTATTATTTTATTGCAAGTGATGGAGATATTATTAGAGCTAAATGGGAAGGTTGCACATCTGATATAAGCTGTTTCTTGTTAGGCAACTGTTTTCCATGTGAATCTGAAGCAGAAGTTAATCAAGAAAAAATATTAAAGTTATTTTTAAATGTTAAACCATTAGTTAATTTAAACGAGGTGTAAACAAATGAAAAATGAAGATTTATTAAATGAATTTATGAGTAAAAACAATTTAAATTATAATGAATGTTTTTGGATTGAAGAAGGTAACTGGAAAGCTAAAATAAAAATAGTAAAAGAATATGACACATTAAAAAAAGTAAATATGCCTAAAGTAAAATGTTATTATGACGAAAGTTGGGTGAATACAGATTCAGAAAAATGGTTAACAAATATTATGTTTAATGAAAATTACACAATTATATCAAAAAAAACAGAACCTATAGATGGTGAAGAAGTTTGGCATATTAGTGGAAGTGGAGTTATCTATGGTTCAATATATGAACGACATAAAACTGATAATAAAGCCATGTTTTTAATAGGGAATTGCTTTGAAACTCAAAAAGAAGCTGAGGAAAATAGAGAAAAAATATTAAAAGTGTTAAATCAAAACAAGCCTTTAGTTGATTTAGTTGATTTAAAAGAGGTGTACTAAGTGTATATTGAGCGATTAACAAAAGAACAGCTTTTTGATTTAACAAAAAAGTGTTTATTAATCCATAAAGCGAGAAACTTAAATGTAAAAAGAATAGAAATATTAGATGCAACAAAAAAAGGTATTCCTGTTCTTGTTATAGATAATAACGATAATGATATTGGTTATTATATCTTAGGAGATTTTAAGGTTGAAAAATATTACTTTGGTAAAATGCTTAATCCAATTAGATATACAGATATTATGATAAAACATTTTGGGGAAGAATATGCAGATAATCTTTTAAAATACTATAATATCAATCCTAATACAATAAAAAATATTTATTCTTTACCTACAGATTGGGAGGATAAATAATGGAAATTAAAAGAGAATGGGCAATGCCAAATAAAAATACGTTTAGTATAAAACCTATAAAAGAATTTATATTAGATGAGATAGGGAATAATCAAATTTGGATTGACCCATTTGCTAACAATAATAAACTAGCAAATATAACAAACGACTTAAATCCAGAATGTACAAGTGATTATCATTTAGATGCGTTAGACTTTCTAAAACAATTTGAAGATAATTCTATAGATGGAGTTTTATATGACCCTCCATATAGCCCTAGACAAGTTTCAGAATGTTATAAAAACTTTGGTGTAAATGTTACTTCTGAAACGACTAGAGCAAGTTTTTGGGCAAAACATAAAAGTGAAATTGCACGTATTTTAAAACCAAAAGGAAAAGCTATTATTTTTGGGTGGAATAGTGGTGGTATCCCAAAATCATTAGGATTCTCTATAGAAAAGATTTTATTAGTTGCTCATGGTGGTTGGCATAATGACACTATATGTACCTTATGTAGAAAAAGAGAGGATAAATAATGGACTTTTATTCAACAGAAGAAAGAAATAAACTGATACAAGAAGCTATGGATAGCTATAAGTATAAAGACTTACCTTTAGAGATTGATGATTTTTTTGCTATTCATAAGTCAGTTTATGTTTATAAAATCGTAAAAAACAGGAATAGGCTAAGACTATTAAAGTTACTACCTGAATATTTTGTTCGTGGCAATTCTTATGGTGAATGGATTATAGTTGACGATAAAGACCTTAAATATGAACTAAAAATAATGTCGAAATATTCTGATGACGAGAAAGAAAAAAGGTTTAATTTAGTAAATAACCTAAAAGATGATTTCAATATTATTACTATATTAATAATAATAAATAAAATACTAAAAGAAAATAATAAAATGCTAAATTTATCTATTTGTATAAATTTAATATATAAAATTTATGACTCAGATGAATTTAATGGATATAGATGTGGGGATATTATTGGCATAATTTCATTAAGAGATACACTAAAACACTTGTCTTAAAAGGAGAATGAACAATGATATTAAAAGGAAAATTCAATACTGCAAAAATTTTTACTGAAAATATAGAAGAAGCTTGTATTGAACAGATTAAAAATTTGCTTAATATAGAAGCTTTTGCAGGTACAAAAATTCGTATTATGCCAGATTGTCATGCTGGTAAAGGTTGCACTATAGGCTTTACTATGGACGTCAAAGATAAAATTGTTCCTAATCTTGTTGGTGTTGATATTGCGTGTGGTATGTTAACTGTAAACCTAGAAAAAACGAAAGAAGAAATTGATTTTGCTAAATTAGATGCAGTCATTAATGAATTTATCCCGTCTGGATTTAATATTAGAGAAAAAGCATATGGTAATTTTGCTGAATGGGTAGAAGATGTAAATGGATATGTTTGGGGTTTACCAGGTGATAGAGTTGATTATGTAGCTAGAAGCATAGGAACTCTAGGTGGTGGAAACCATTTTATAGAGATTGCTGAAAGTGAAAAAACAAAAGAATGTTATTTAATTATTCATTCTGGCAGTAGATTTTTAGGTGTTCATGTCTGCAAGAGTTGGCAAACACGAGCTGAATTAAACTTTAGATACGAAAGAGAAATACCAGAAGAAATTGTTCCTGATGAATTATGTTGGTTAGAAGGTGAGGATTTAAGATGGTATTTAAGTGATATGAGAGCGTGTTCTGATTATGCTAGTTTAAATAGAGAAACAATAGCTACTGAAATTATTAATAACATGAATTGGAATGATAGCCCTTATCTTGATAAATTTCACACAGTTCATAACTACATTGGAGATGACAATATAATTCGAAAAGGTGCTATTTCCGCTAAAAGAGGAGAAAAATTGTTAATTCCATTAAATATGCGAGATGGTTCTTTATTGTGTATTGGAAAAGGAAATCCAGAATGGAATTATTCCGCTCCTCATGGTGCAGGTAGAGTGTTTAGCCGTAAACAGGCTAAGAAAAAATTATCTTTAGACGAGTTTAAAAAAGATATGGAAGGTATCTATACAACTTCTGTATGTGAGAAAACATTAGATGAAGCACCAGAAGCATATAAGCAGGGAATTGAAGAACTTGTCGGCGATACTGTTAAAGTAATTGATAGATTGAAAACAGTCTATAATTTTAAGGCAAAATAGAGGTGATGATAACATGGAAGAAATAAAAAAACAACCATTTATATGCCCATATTGTAAAGAAGAAGATGGATTTAGAAGTGAGAAACCTGTAAGAGGAAAATCTATTCTATTTTTTGATGAATTTGGTGATGGTATTGATGGCGAGATGTCATACACGACTCAATATAAAGAAAAATTCTATTGCTCAAATTGTAATAGAGGTATAACAAAAGCAGTAAAAAAATATTTATGTATTGAAGATGATTAAAAGAAAAACGAGAAGATAAAATAATAAAATATCGGCAAGTTAAAGTGAAAAAATATTGTTAAAAAATATGCTTTAATTTGCCGATAAAGGCAAAAAATAAAGGTGTAATAGTATTATGGATAAAAAGATATTAGATGCTTGCTGTGGTAGCAGAATGTGGCATTTTGATAAATCTAATAAAGAGGTATTGTTTATGGATAATAGAGAATTAAATACAACTTTATGTGATGGACGAAAGCTAATTGTTAGTCCAGATATTTTGGCCAACTTTACCAACATTCCTTTTGAGGATAAAAGTTTTTATTTAGTTGTTTTTGACCCACCGCATTTAAAGTATGCAGGCAGTGAAAGCTTTTTGGCCAAAAAATATGGAACGTTACCAAAAGATTGGAAACCTCTTATAAATAAAGGGTTTGAAGAGTGTTGGCGAGTGTTAAAGGATAATGGAACTCTAGTATTTAAATGGAACGAAGAACAAGTCCTCACTAGCGAAGTTCTAAAGGTTATTTCAAAGAAACCTCTTGTTGGCCAACGTAGAGGGAAAACAATATTTTTAGTATTTTTTAAGAGTGAAAATTAAGAGTGGAAATTAAAGGAGTTTTTAAATGAGAAAGCTAGTTAGTGTACAAAAAATTAAAAATATTCAAGATATTCAAGGTGCTGATAAAATTCAGCAAGCTAAAGTTTTAGGTTATCACGTTGTAATTAAAAAAGGAGAATTTAATGATGGTGATTTAGTTGCATATTGTGAAACAGACACTATTTTACCAAAAGATAATCCTTTGTTTGCATTTTTAGAAGGAAAACCAATTAAAACAAGAAAAATGCGTGGTGTAGTTGCTCAAGGAATTTGTTTTCCTGTTAATATTCTTGAAAACTATCAACAATATAAAGAAGGCGATATTGTTACAGATTTAGTTAATGCTAAAAAATATGAACCAGACTTTAACAATATAACCAATGTTGAAGGAGATTTTCCAAATTGGATTCCAAAAACTGATGAAACTAGAGTTCAAGATTTAGAAGGTGTTTTGAAAAAATACAAAAATACTGAATGTGTAATCACAGAAAAATTAGATGGCAGTTCTATTACTTTTTGGTTAGATGATAATGATGAACTTCATGTATGCAGCAGAAATAGAATTGTTGATAATAATAGTTGTTTTTATAAAATTGCTAGTCAGTATAAAGAAGGTTTAAAAAATATTCCTAGAAACATTATTATTCAAGGTGAATTAGTTGGAACAAAAATTCAAAGCAATAAATATAAATTAAATTGTAAAGAAATTTTTGCTTTTAATGTTAGAGGTTTTGGAGATTATTTTAGTTTTAAACAAAGTGTAGGGTTATTAAAATTAGCAAATATTCCTACAGTACCTATTTTAAATAACAGCTATTATTTATCAGATAATGTAGATGAACTTGTGCAAATGTCTAAAGGGCAATCTACTATTGGAAATACACCTAGAGAAGGAATTGTTATTAGACCTAAAAGAGATATTTATGTTAATAACAATTATAGTTTTGCTGATGGCAGATTATCATTTAAAGTTATTAATCCAGATTTTTTATTGAAATATTACTTATAAGGAGAAAATTTAATATGTGTGGGAAATATAAACTTTTGGTTGGTGAAACGGAGAAGTTTATAGAAAATGAAGTATTAAATGTACTTCCCTCTAAAATAATACATCAACAAAAAGTAAGCCAAGAATTATCAAATCGTATTAATGTATTAACAACTTTATTAATTTCTTCAGAATTTGAAGTAGAAAAAATTCATTGTCCTTGCTGTGGTTCACCAGAAAATATTGATTATACTTTTGGTTTTGCAAAAGATGGAAAAGGTATTTGTGGAAAAATTCAATGTTCAAACTGTATCACTGCTACTTATGTTAATAATATTAAAACTATAAAAGATTTAAAAAAATGTATTGGAAGTTGGATAAAAAATGCCTAATTGGTGTTGTGGTACGTTAAAAGTAAGAGGTACGAAAGAAAATGTTACTAATTTCTTAACAAAAGGTTTAATTGCTGTAGATTATATAGGAAATGATGTAAAAGAGTCTAAGTTTTATATTGATGAATATGAAGATATAAATTATATTCCATCTAAAAGTCTTAGTTGTTTTTGGATAGAAGGAACTAGACGAGGTTTTGTATATCCAAAAGAATATTATTTTAATTATTATAACAAAGAAAAAAACGAAGTAATTGTATGTTTGGATACTAAATTTGCATGGACTATTCATGTTGAGCAATTACTAGAAATTTCTAAAAAATATAATATAGACTTAAAAATATATGCTTTTGAAGGAGGAATGGAATTTAATTTAGATATAGAAGTGTCTAAAGGGAAAGTAATTAAATCAGAAGTTATTGAATTTGATAATTATGCTTGGGAATGTACAAACCCAATGATAGGTGGATAAGTAATTAGATATTAAGGAGAATAAAAATGAATAAAGATAGAGATATCCCTCGTAATGGTGATGTTTGGGTTTACTTTGAAGGAGGGCAATATAAGATTATTGACATAGCTAAAGATGTAGATACTAATGAAGATTTAGTAATTTGTCATAAAGTTCCTATTGATGAAGAATGTAGCGTTCTTGCATATAAATTAAAAGATTTCATGCAACCGATTACAGCAGAACAAAATGATTTATTAAGCAAATGTAGTTTTTATAAAAAGCACCCCAAATTGAAACCAAAATATAAATTTAATTTATCCCATTGTGGAATATCTCTCTTTTGCGAAAAAAAAGAGAGAAAATTTGATAAATGTTTTAATTGCAAAAGATATGGAAATACTTACAAATAAAAAGAAAAGGTATAAATTATATGACAGAAACAGAAATGCAGCTTAAATTAGGCAAACATTTTGGTATAAAAAATATCTGTATTCCGAATATTTTGATGATAGGTGAATATAGAAAAGAGATGTTACCAGAAATAGAAAAACTAGAAGCATGGCAAAAACCATCTAAAATGTATGAAGCTGATATAGTGTACATCACTAAATCAAATTATCTAGTAGAAGTTGAAATCAAAGTTGATATAAACGATTTCAGAAATGATTTTAACAAAAAAGTATATCATTCTTCTCCGCTCGTAAGTGCTTTATATTATGCTTTCCCTGAAGAGCTATATAAAAAATATGAAGATGAAATACGAGAGAGAGTAAACGGAATTGCAGGTATAATAACAGTTTCTTATGATTGTAAAATTAGGGTTAAAGCTCCAAAAAGAAAAGAAGTTTCACCATTAACAGATATACAAATGAAAGATTTTATGCGTATAGGGTGCATGAAATGGTTTAAAGAGTGGTAAATATGAGTAACAATATTGAAAGAAATAATTGTTTGTTCTGTAAATATTTTTACCGATATGAAATAGAAAAACCATGTTGCGAATGTAAATTAAATTCTAAATTTATTGATGGAAGTATTTGTAATATATGCACTTATAAAAAAGAAAATATCACTCAAAATTACCCATGTAATATTTGTGATGATAAAAATTCAAAATTTAGTTATTTAGATAAATATGATAGAGGTGTTTTTTGATTGGACGAAAAAAAGCTGAAATTAATGAATGACGCTATTAGGGTTATTAGAAATTTTTGCAAGGATTTAGATATAGACTGTTCAAATGAACATTGTTCTTTTTCAGTTAATTGTCCAGTTCATACGATTGAACCACCATGTAATTGGATTAATTTAGAAAAAGAGGAGAATAATAAAAAATGAATAAAGAGATTGAAGAATTAAATTCAGCAATAAGAATATTAAGAAATTTCTGTAAAGATAAAGAGAAAAAAGGGTTAGATTGTTGCGGTGATGGTGATGATTATTACGAATGTCCATTTGTTCTTAAGTGTCCAGTTTTCACTGATGATGCACCTTGCGATTGGACTGATATTAAAGATGAGGAGGAATAAAAATGGATATACCACAAATATTAGCAATTATTATATTTACTTTACAATTTTCAGCTTCACTTATTCGTGATGGGCAAACTAAAGAAATTAGTTTTTGGGATACTGTAGTTGGAATAATCTTGTGGAATATAATTTTATATGCTGGAGGATTTTGGAATTAAAAATGTTGAATTTTAGTGATACAGTAAGCACATTAAGTGAGTTATTTCAAATACACTCTCGATTAGAAGCAGAATATTCTCGTGCATTGATGTCATATTTTAACTCATGTTCTGGTTCAACAGGTGAAGAATATCATAAAAATATGGCATTATTTTTAGGTGAAATTCTAGGATATAAAAAAGAAAAAATCTTAGATGATATAAAAGCGTACAAATGTGATAAGGAGGAATAATATGTGGATTACATTCGTTGATAAAAAAACAAATAAAGATGTTTATATAAATAAAAAGCAAATAAGTGAAATTATAATAACTGACAATGAAAAAGAACAACAATATGATGTAGAGATTATAACGTCAAACGGAAATCGTTATTCTATTCTTGAATACAAATCAAACAATAAAGATTTAGAAAAACATATAAAAGAGAATATTGTGCAACGTATTTATAATATGTTAGAAGATTATTCTGTTATAGATATTGAAGATGAGATTACTAATTTAGAATATTATTATAAACGCAATAACTATTAGTAAAAAAAGGAACAACAAATGACATTCACTGATGAAGAAATGAAAAAATGTTTTCAAATATTAGACGAACTACTAGAAGAGTATAATATTCCAAATAAACTATCGCCTGATGGAATATCTAGGATTGATGGTATGACAGTTGATGAATATTTTAAAAATCATGATTTATGGAAATGAGATAATTATAAGGATTATAACCTTGAAAAAGTATATGAACAAAGTATGAGGAAATAATATGAAATTATTCATTCTAACCATTGCAAAAGAACAAACATATTACAGTTTTGATTTTGAAAAAGATATTTCTGTATACAAAAATATTTATACTGGTGTATTTAATAGTAGAAATAAAGCAGAAACTGTAGCAAAAGAATATTTAGATAATAATAGTCCTTTTGATTTGACATACTCCCCATGCCTAAATGCAGGGGATTCTTGGATACAAACGATACTT